CCTGCGTGAACTTCGTCGTGCATGGGGGCGAGGCTGTTTGACCAGCCCCACCCCGTAGGGGTTACGCCGTCGCTACGAAAGCGATGAACAGCGGCATAAATGCGATAGCATTTACCGCGATGAAGAACTCGATCCTGCGTGCGGTGTTCGTCATTCTCCAACCTTCCAGCCCTTCGGGCTGTTTGCGTGTTAACTGCGTCGTGCTGCCCATTTGGGCAAGCCTCTCACGCGGCTTTGACACCGCGCGGAGGTGACTAATCCCGCGTTATTTGCACCACATCTCAAGCTGGTCATCGTGCGCCCTAATCCACGGGTCCGCATGGCCTTGACGCCAGATCGAAACGAGCTTGAAAGCCTCGTGCTCGGGGATACTTAGCGCCTCCAAGCGAGCGATCAAGACTTGCGTACTCTCGACGCCAGCTTCGCTGGTTTCGTCAAGCACCGCGAAAACTGCGTTTTCGTCCGCCCCGATTCTCTCCTGCGGGTCTAAGTAGCGCACCTCCGCGTCGTAGTCAGCGGGCGGGCAATCGTCCATCCCCAAAATCGTTCGTTCCCAGCACTCTGCCTCGGGTGCGGCAACTAGTCGCGGGAGCGTGTAGTTATATCCTGCGGGCGGGATCTCGTCGAAGCCGATGATCGTCGAAGTGTCGTGCGTGAGAGCGTGTGAGTTTTTCATTTTCGTTTTCCTCGTGTTCTGGTTTGCGTGGTGCTGCTGGTCCTGCCTCCAACCTAAACCGGCAAGCTGGTCCTGTCAAGAACTTTCTTTTCTACCCCTCGGAAACCCAGCGTTGAAGCCATTTTCTGGAGGTAGGGGGTTGCCAATTTGCAGCCTTGAAAGTAGGATTTCTCATGCGCCCGCATAGCGATCGTCATGCGATCGCAGGCACAGAACTGAGCGTAGCTCAACATTTGGGGGGACAATGGGACAATTACCCACGCCTGGGATCATCCGCGCGGCCTGTCGAGCCAGGTTTTACGATGCTCTGGAGGAACTCTCACAAATCGCGATCGACCCGGATGCGCGAAACAGCGATAAGATCAAGGCAATACACGAGTTAGGAGCTTTTGGGATGGGGACAGCGGACCAGGGCGCGGTCCATATCCACGCTGGCGAGGGCGCGCAAGTCATAGGGGTCGTGAGGCTTCCGGAGTTGAACCCACCGCCACACGACGACGAGCAAGGCGCGGAGGCGCGCGGCCTTGAGGCTGCTGATGCTGTCAAGCGGTTGACCAAGGGCGCGGGCGCGGATGGCCTTGAGCCGTAAGTCGTTGTCCCCCTTTTACTTCCGTGCGGGGGTGCGTATAATATGTATTATGTTAACCTGAGCACGCAAATCGTAGCTAAGTCGAAGCCACACACATACTTACGCATGGCGTGTGCGATTGAATCGCGGGTGTGTGCGCGTCCTATGTGGGGGGACCTCTGCACGCATGGCGGTTATGCTGCTACGGGACCCATACGTAGCCCCCCTTCACGCGACTAGGGTTGCAAACTTTCTCCAGATCCTCTGAAAAAAAATTACTCCTCAGATTTCTTCTCGGCCTCCCATGCCTCGAAGAGACCGTCAGGCGGTCCCATATCCTCAGTCTCCTCGTGGAGAGTCGAGAGGCTCTTCCCTACCGCCCACAGGTCGTTCTCGATCCCAAGCAGTAGAACCTTCTCCAGCAGGAGGGAGAGGGCTCCGTGGAGCGTCTCATGGATTCCCGTATAAACCCGATCCTCGATCTTCATCTGCACCCTGAACTTCTTTACGACTTCCATGCTTCGAGTTCCTCTTGAGTCTCGATCACGAGGTTCTCCTGCCACGGCACGTCATCCTTGCAGACGAACATCACGTCGTCGAAGTATTCCCTCTTGATCTTTTTGTAGCCCCGTTTCCCCGGAGTCAGCAGTTCCCAACGAATCAGGATCACGTTCTCCTGACCATCTTTTCGCTTCCGCTTTTTCTTCGGCTCACTTGTACTCTCTTCTTTGTCGTGTATTGTCCTGTCTTCTAAAAGGCCATTGGGTTCGGATTGCGATGGCATATCCTCTGGTATTGCGGTCGCATTGCGGTTGCCATCTTCATCCTTCACGGGCTTGGGTTTCGTACCCCAGCGAGCGGCTGCACCGGCTTTTCCGGCTCGGGAGCGGGATTCGACCTTGGATTGGGCTCTCGACTGCTCTTCCCAGAGCCTCGTATTGATCCAGCCTTCGTCCGTCAGAACGAAATGGTCCTGCAAAATTACATGGGTTCGAGACCAGGGAGCGCGGGCCATCTCGCACAGTTCGGCTTCGTCATCCGGGAGCGGGCCTCCCAGGAATTGCTCCATCAGCAGGAGGAAGAAGATCCCCACCTGCTCGGCGCTCATCTTGCGGACCTTGCGTGAGGTGAGGAAGTCGGCTGGGTAGAGCGGGAACCACTGGAGATCAGCCATCGCACTTCTCCGTGAATTTCTGGCCGTCCCGGTAGATGACCTCGAATTGGCCTTTGCTCCACTTCATCTTCACGACGTAATTCTCCCACTCCACGATTCTGGGCTTGGGATCAGTCATTCAGTTCTGCTCTGCTTCGTAGCGGTGGATGCCTTCCGCGATCAGGCGGTGTTCCTCTATCATCACGTCCTTCTCGAACTCGGTCCCGTTGTCCCGCACGCCCTCGACTAGATCCGCGATGGCGTCGGCCAGGGTCATGCCCTCGCCTACGTGCTTGGGGCTGTTGTCCCAATCCTCACCCATCAGGATCATGTACTTCATTTCGCCCTGTAGATCCGATGGCGGCTGTCGGCGCGTTCGAGCCGGTTCGTGATGTGGCCTTCCGCCTCTAGGGCGCGGAGGGCTTCGTGCAGGGGCTTCCCGCGCGGAAACCCTTCGTCCCACAGGCCCACGATGGTCATGGGTCCAAGCTCAATGAGGGTGCCGAGCACCATGTCTGCGGTGACGCTTACGGCTTGTTCTGCGATTGTAGCCATCCTCGTTCCTCCTCGTGTCCGAATAGTTCGAGATCCTTAATGCTGCACCAGCGTGACCCGTCCGCGTAGGTGACGGTGTACCGGCTCTTACGCCAGTGCATCTTCACGACTGTTTCTGGGGGGAGGTTCGGATAGATGGGTCCTCGCTCACCGAGCCAGGATACCTCATGGCCGAGGACTGCGGGGCTCCAGGAGACTGGAAAGTGAACTCCCCCGCTGTCATAGGCCATTGCTACCAACCTCCACACAGGCGAAAAAAAGGAACCGGGAGTCGGCGTGGCGACCTTCCCCGAGGGTTTTTTATATCCAGCGTCCTGGAATCCCGGTCCCTCGACAGTGTAGCAGCCATAAGGCTGAAACGCAAACAGGAAGAAAAGGCTTGCATATTCTCCCCGACTGTGTATAGATTGGAAACAGGATTTAAGAGCGCCCCCCAGAGTTTCGGCGTCAGGAAGGATCAACGGGTTTTGGTGGATCTGGCCCTGTGTGAGCCAGGACACCCGGAGCGGAATTGCCTCTCAAGGCATGGCTCCCAGGCTATTTGCGTGGCCTGTGCTGCGGCCCACCTTCCTGGCGCCGGGTTGCAAGTGCGGGGCGTCGTGGCCTCACCCCGGCCATTCAGGGAGGCAGTTGACTCACCTGGACGGTCGGGGGAGCAGCACGGCGCCTTGCGTTGTTTGTCGTTCATCCCTGGATGGTAGGGTCAGCGGGTCTGCCAGGGCAGAGTCTCGTGGGCTGTGTCGGCCCTGACACAGCGAGGCGAGCCCGCTGGCATCACGCCTTGCGCGCCCACCCTTTCCCCGTACTGTATTCAGGGAAAATCACCCAACCGTGGAGTCGCCAATGCCGTCGCAGCCCCCCTCAGACCGACGCAACAACCACCGCGAACTCACCGAGGCAGAGGTCCAGGACAAGATCGCGAAGCGCGATGATGCTCGAAGGCGGGCTCGGATTCAGACGTGGACGGGACTTGGGCTCGGGGCCGTGGGCACAGTGGTCGCGGCGTACTCGGGCCTCGTGACCGGGTTCATCTGGATGACCGTACTCGGCTTCGTGGTGGCCCTGATCGGCTTCGGCTTCATCAACGTCAAAGAGGCCGGGGATATCGCCAAGGGCCTGATCGGGCGGGGCGGCAAAGAGGACTGATGCCAAGCTCTCGTGGCGGGTGGCTCTGGCAGATCGGAGTCCTGAGTCTGCTCGGGTGGGTTGCCTACAGCTACTTCACGGCCAGTGCCGAGGCGCGGATGCTGGACGACCTGCTCGACGCCGCGCTGGATAGCGTGGCCGTGGTCACGGACTCCCTCCTGGTCGTGCGGGACGTGAGTGACGACCTGATTGCAGCCCAGGATTCGGCTCAGGCGGCAGACACGGCGGCAGTCAACGCGGTGGCGATCGTGTCGGATGCGACTGCCACGGAGACCGCCAGGGCGCTGGCAGAAGCCAGAGAGGCTGCTGCTGGTATGCCGGTCGTTCAGGAGGCCCTGCAGCGAGCGGAGGTCGCCCTTGCAGCCTCAGAGGGTGCGCGCCAGGAAGAGCGGGCCGTGAGCGCGGCTGCACTCTTCGAGTCCCAGCAGCGGGAACGTACACTCGGGATGCAACTTCTCACGGAAAGAAGCGCCAGCGATCTCGTGATCGACGGTCTCAGGGAGTCCCTGCGGATCTCGATGGACGAGTCGGACGCATGGGAACGGGCTGCAAGTCCAGGAGCCCTGACCCAGATTTGGCGGCAAGGGAGGGCGGCTTTGGTAGCCGTCGCGATTGTCCTTGCCGTGAACTAGGAGGTAACGATGGAATACGTCATTTGGAGCCATGAACATGACCAGTGGTGGAGGCCCGATTCGATGGGCTACACGCCGAATCTGCACGAGGCGGGACGCTACACGCGCGAGGAAGCGTACATCCCGGTGCTGAACGATATCCACCACAACGAGATCGCCATCCCGCTGCAGACAGCAGAGAAGGATGGCCCCCCGACCTTCCACCCCTACTTGGGAGAAAAAAGGTGAGCGATGGAGAGGTAGCAATCAGCGAACAGATGATGCCCGCCGCCCCGGCCAGCCACCCGGCTGCGACGAGGCGTGGTGAGATCCAGACCATCGACAAGTTCTTCAAGCCGGTGGCCGTACCTCCGGGGACCCAACAGGCCGAAGCCATCCTGACGGTGCGTGACCGCGCTCGCGTGATGGCGCTCACGATCTCGGAGCGGTGCCCGAACGGGGCTGCAAAAGACAACGCCCTCAAGGCCGTGGCGGAAGCCATGTTCTGGGCGAACCAGGGGATCAGTCATCGGTGACCAGAATGAGCAGGCTCCTCGAAAAGATGAAGAGGAACCAGGAGGCAATGATGTACGGTGACGATAAGCTGGGTCACCGGGTCACGGGTGAGAAGTCGCCGTTCGCGAAGATCGTAGAGCCCCCGCCCGCACCCGGAGATCACGTCAAGATCGAACGGAACGCTGACGGGAGAGTCTCCGGGGTTGTCGCCTTTCTGATGAAGGAAGGGAAGAGCCGGTCGTTCCACATCGACGAGATACGCAAATTGCGCTTCATCTCCGATCCTGGCCTCATCGACGACAGCCCAGAGGACTTCCTACGCGCCTACGGCCACGGACTCATCGACATGGCCCGGTTTCGGCACCGGAAAGAGAAAGAGGTCAAGAGAAAGGCCAAGATCGAGGCGTCTGAGTCGTGGCTGGATGACGACCAACGTGAAGTTCTCCGGAGCTTGGCGGAATGAGCGAAGAGAAGGTCGTCTGGGAGCCCAACAGCGCACCCCAGACGGAGTTCTGCGCGTCCACCGAAACGGAGGTCTTGTACGGCGGCGCGAAGGGCTGCGCGAAGTCCGACGCCATCCTGTTTGCAGCCTTGGGCCAGATCCACCTGGACAGGTACAAGGCCCTGATTCTCAGGCAGACTTTCCCCGAAGTCCAGGAACTCATCGACAGATCCCAGCGCAGCTTTCCTCAAATGTCGAACCCACCCGACTGGAAGGGCGATCTCAAGCGTTGGATTTTTCCTGGAGGGGGTATTCTGCAGTTCGGTTATTGTAAAACCAAGGACGAGGTTCAGCGTTACCACGGGCAGGAATGGGCCTACATCGGCTTCGATGAGGTCGGTGACGTGCAAGACGAGCGCGTGTGGGTCATGCTCATGGCCGAGAACCGCTGCCCGAACCCGGAGGTCATCCGCATGATGCGCGGGACGGCCAACCCCGGCAAGCCAGGGCACCCGTGGGTCAAGCGCCGGTTCATCGACAAATGCGGAAAGAAGGGCGAGAAAATCTACAGGTACAGGTACAAGATGCCGGGTGGAATGGAGGCTGTAATGAGCCGCCGATTCATCCCCGCTCGGGTCACGGACAACCCGGTCTACGCGAACGACGCCACCTACATGGCGCACCTGTTCAGCCTCCCAGAGATGCTTCGGAGACAGCTTCTCTACGGGGACTGGGATGCGGGCTTCGGGATGGCTCTCGACGAGTTGGACGAGGACGTTCATGTCGTGCGGGAGTTCCGGATTCCCCCCAACTGGATTCAGTTCGGAGCCTTCGACTGGGGCTTCAGCCACCCGTGGGTCTTCGGCCATTACGCCGTGAACGAGGACGGCGTGGTCTTCAAGGTCAACACCTACTCCGGGAGGCTGCAGTCTGACCGCCTGATCGCGGAGGCCATCAACCACCACGTCAACGTCGCTGACCTTCGGTACATCGTGGCTGGGCATGACTGCTGGGCGCACCACGGAGCCCGTAGGGACGACACGACGCCCTCGACGGAGGAGAGGTTCGCCCAGCAGGATATCTACCTCACACGGGCTTCTATCGCCCGCTACGCGGGACTCCGAAACTTCAGGGAGCAGGTAGCCTTCAAGGGGCGCAACGCTGGGGGCGACGGCGAGCCGAACTTCTACATGATGGACACGCCGGGGAATATGAAGTGCTTCGAGAACCTGCAGAACATCATCATCAATCCGGATGACCCAGAGGACGCCCTGAAGGTTCATGCGGACCCGATCACGGGCGAGGGTGGTGATGACTTCTACGACGAGACTCGGTACGCCCTGGCGTCCCGTCCTGGGCGTGCAAAATCCAACTGGGCGGACCAGGAAGTGCGGGTGTTCAGCCGCGAAACCCTCCTGTACGAGATGGAGCAGTCGCGTCGGCACACGAGTTCTCGTATCCTAGACAAAGACCGGATCGCCAAGGATCACGACTTTTACGTGGATGGGATGATGACATGAGTGACGGTAAGCCGAACGGCGAGGGAGAGCCCCAGTTAATGGTGGGGGGCGTACCGCTCAACGAGTTTTTCAGCCCTGCAAAAATGGGGCATCGAGTCACCCGGCAGGAGCTTGTTCAGGTTTTAGCCCTGTACACCACAAAGCCTGACGTTCACGAGGCCATGAAGGTGCTCGACTTCGGACTGCGACGGGCACTCCGGGTGATGCTCGTGGAGGAGAAAGAGGCCCTGGAGGAAACCATGAAGAGTGAGGCCAGAAAGCTCATCATCGAGCCATGATCGCTTGGGTAACGGCGCTCGCGTTCGTGGGGTGGGTGGGCGCTGCGTTTGCAGCCTCGGGATGGATGGCGGAGAGGCGCACAAGAATCTTTGTGTCGAACTACAGAGCCTACGGCTCCGGGGAGCCCTCGAAGGCTACGTCATGGCCCGACGATGACCCCGAAACCCGCCTCAACGAGACGATCGACGAACTCTCAAGCATCATGGGCACGCGGGTCAGGTCGGGGCCTGGGGACAACGGTAAGGTCGAGTACGAGGCCGACACGGTTGAGAACGGGATCGACTACTTGCTGGAGGTCGCCAGAGAGGAGGGGCAGCAGTTGAGTAGGGACCAAGCCAGAGAAGAGGTCGAGAAAATGCTGAACGCTGAAGGGCCGGATATGCTATGAGGCGCGAGAGAATCAAGCTGCTAAAAAAGTTCACGACGATGGAGTCGCTGGTCGCCGCGATGGTGATACGCGGAGATGGCTACACCCAGATCGGAAAGCGCCTGAGTATCAAGCGTTCCACGGTGAACTTCCACGCCAAGAACGCAGCGAACAAGATCCCCGGAGACACCATCCTCAAACCCAGAACGAAGCTGCAGTTTTGGGCACGCGGAGCACGTCTGCACCAGCTAACGGGAGACGGCTGGATGCCGAGGTCACCTGCACAATGATGCGCTTTTGAGCGAAGTGTTGTATAAGTAGGCCATACGCTAACTCCCACCCACCCACAAAACTGAGCGTATCATCATGGCTGAAGAACCGACCAGACTGACGCTGCCCTCCCCCGACGCCAGAGTGGCGCGGAGCCCCTTCGGAGGCAAGAACGACCCCTTCGGAGTAGGTGGACTTGGAGCGGTTGGCACCCTCTCCCTCGTCCCCAACATCCTGAACGGCGAGACTGTCACCATCGACGGCAAGCTCTACACCTGGAACACCGTGCTCGGCGTTGGTGACGGGGACCTCATCATCGGCATCAACGGAGACGCTTCGCTGGACGCCCTGGTCGCTGCCATCAACCTCGACCCTGCCCAGGCCGGGATTCTGTACGCAGCCGCAACCACGATCCATCCGACCGTCTCAGCCACCGACGAGATAGGCAGCACGATGGAGGTAACGGCGAAGTTCACCGGCTCCGCTGGCGATGCGATCACCACCGTGGATGGCATCGCGGACGCTGGATCAGTCTGGACTGGAGCCACACTGTCCGGTGGTGTGGACCCAGACGCGGCCATTCAGTTCGTGCCCATCGTCCAATGGGGTCAGATGCGGGTTCGGGTCAGACTCGACGGAGCGGACGGAGGGCTCACGCTGCAGTTCGCTCGACCCGCCCGTAACAAAGTGGCGTCCACTGGTCTTGCAGAAATCTACACTGTCGATCAGCCCGCCGTGGTGGGTCCGACAGCCCTTGTGGATGGAGTCGAGCAGAGCTTGGAGATCACGGCTGCGGAACACATCGGTGAGAATTGGCTGAAGATGTCCGTCGATTCCGAAGCGAGTAATGCGGTCATCGGCATCCTCGACATCAGCGGCGAACTTCTCGGCCTCTACCACTAGGGAACGATGCCGTTTTCTGGGGCAGAAGTATCAGAGAAAGGGTTCCCCAGTGGTTGGGAGACACCCGCTGAAGACGCGACCTCGCAGCGCGTCTTCCGCATCACGCGGCTCCTGGAGGCGATGGTCTTCAGGCCCTTCTCCTGGGACCGATTTAACAGCCTGGGCCTGCGCTACGCCTACCACGGCGGCTACATCGACGCGGGGGATAGGTGGCTCCTGATTCCGAACGGGTTCGTCACGCTGACGGAGGGGTCAGAACCCAACTTCATCCAACGCTCGGATGCGGGCCAGGTGACCGTGAACCAGGCCGGATTCACCTACCTCGCATCCATCCCGATGGCCCAGATCGAAGCCAGGAACGGGGCCTTCGTCGGCAACACCTACATCGACAGGCGCCCCGAGATCGGAGGCGCTCCAACTGCGGGTGGCGGTGCCATCTCCTTCCCCGAGATCATTGGGGAAATCCTCGACAGCCAGGTCCCGCTCACAGCCGTCCAGCAGTACCAGTTCCAGCTATGCAACTTCGCTGGCAACATCCTGCCGGGGACCTTCGGTAATCTAGGAACCTGCAACCCCACGCTCACGGGCGACTACGAGTTCCCGAGGGACCTGGATATCGTCCAGGATCTATTCGTGGGCGGCGATGCGATCATCAACGAAGACCTCCAGGTCATCGAGACCCTGATGGTCGGCGGGACCTTCACAGCGGAGAGTCTGTCGTTCTTCCTGGGCGCAGCGGTGTTCGAGGCCCTCGCGACGTTCGAGGCAGCGGTGGTGATGGAATCCACGCTCAACGTGCAGGCCCTCGCGACGTTCGAGGCCCAGACGCTCTTCCAGGCTCTCGCCACGTTCCAGGCAGCGGTGGTCATGGAAGATACCCTCAACGTGGAGGGCCTCTTCACCGCCGAGGCAGCGTCGATCTTCCAGGCTCTCGCCACGTTCCAGGCGGCGGTGGTGATGGAATCCACGCTCGGCGTGGTGGGGATCACAACCCTGGAGAACCAGACCCGTCGCGGGATTCGCACGCTTACGGCTGCAGATTCGCCGTACACCCTGGTTGCCACGGACTGGCACCTGAACGTAGATATCTCACTGGGCTCTGTGGAGGTTCTGATACCCGACGCGGTGGCCCATTTTGCAGCCGGATTCACCGACCAGCTACACTTCAAGATCATCGGGGAGGGATTCGGTGATCCTTTTGTCACTCTAACCCCCTCTGTGCCAGGCCAGTTGATCGACACGTTTGAGGCTGCAATTATGCGGAGGAGCAAGCTGTCGTTCACGCTCGTGAGTGACGGATCGGACTGGTGGATTCAGTGAGCTTCGATCCCGGAGCCGACGCGCTTGAGGTACTGCAGGGGATCGCAGAACAGGAGAACAAAACCAGGGCTCTGCTGGAGGAGATTCTGAAGGTGCTACTCAGGATTGAGAAGCACTGGGAGGTCGCAACCGACGAGGAGATGGAAAACGATGTTCATTAGAGACCCACTCACCGAACAGGGCGCACGGGTAGCTGGCGGTCGGCTGCGGACGCAGGGCATCCAGGAGTCCCTGGAGGCCGACGCCTCACGTAACGGCGAGGCGTTTACGCTCGCTACATCCCAGAGCCAGCGCACCCTCACGTTCGCGGCTGCAGATGACGGCCCGATCATGTACGTCAGGAATCTGTCGGAGTCGAAGATCCTGGTCGCGGACGGCTTCACCGCCACCGAGGGCGGGGCTGGGATGATCTTGTATCTCGTGAAGAATCCGGTCCTGGGGGTCATCGGTGCCAACGTCCCCATCGTCTCGTCGAACCGGAACTTCTCCTCGACCAGAGATGCGGACGTAGAGGCTCATATCTGGGACGAGACCGGCGTGGTGGGGATCACGGGGCTCACGGGTGGCGAAGAGGTCGCGTCGTTCATCCGGTCGATCCCAGCGGCGACGTTGGACCTGAAGAACGCGGTTCGCTTGGGCCGTCTGGACAGCGCGTACTTCGCGTACCAGAACCCGACTGGCGGACCCATCCCAGCGTCGATGGCCTTCCGCTTCCACATGGAAGACATCGAGGTCTTCACGTAAATGCTCGGGTTTGGTCTTCGCGATTTCCTGACTAAGCGGTCGGCTGGCATAGACATCTTCGGTGCCCTTAGAACGAGGGACACCGGCCTGCCGCCGTTCGGCAACACGGTCCAGGCGATCCCTTTCAATGAGTTCTTCAGCGACCTGAACGGCGTGACCGATATGAGGGTGGACGGATCGGTCACGCCGGAGTTTTTCGAGATCCGTCCCGACACGGATCGCGACCGCTACATCAAGACGGTGCAGTTCACCATCGTGGATCAGAACGCCACCCTGACGCAGTTCGGCAACATCGGCAACCTCGCCAACGGAACCCTCTTTGAGTGGGACCGTCTCGGGGAGACAGTCGAGCTTGCCACCATGATCTCGAACTACGATCACGTCCGTCTGGCGGGGGGCCAACCTGCCTTCGGTGACGGCACGGCTGCGTTTCGGGCCAGCAACGTGCTCGGCACGTCTGAGGCGTACCTACCACTACTGGACTTCCAACTCATTTTCGGGTTGCCCTGGGGGATCAGGCTCGCGGCGGGCAGCGACGAGGTTCTGAGGATCACAGTACGAGATAACACCACGGGCGTGGACGGCTACGACGCCTTGGCGCGTGGCTTCGAGATCGAACCAGAAGTGGCCCAAGCGGGCCTCAGAACGTAACCAGGAGCTACGACAATGGCCCTCGCATCATCGAGATTTGCAGGCGGAACAGGAGGCTCCACGACCCTCGCGCTGGGTGGGAAGCGGTTCGAGTTCGACAAGATCCCCGGCATCCGTGAGGCGGACGAGAGCGGCCACGGTGCGGCGGACGAGAGAGACCAGGACAGGATCGACTGGGCGACCTTCCTCTACGACTCCCAGGATGACGTTCTGCGGCGCTGGATGCGACAGGTCGAGGAGAACGTCAGAATGTTGGCTGGACAACAATGGTCGGTCTTCAACCCCCGCATGGGCCGCTTCATCGACGTGACCCAGTGGATGACCGCCGAAGAGAAGCGGTGGCGGCAGAGGCCGGTCTTCAACAGGCTGCTGACGTGGTTCATCATCACGCACGCACGCATGACCGAGAACCCCCCGATCATCACCTTCACCCCCGGCCCCGATCGGGTAGACGCCCTGCTGTCTGAGACGATGGACGTGATCTTCAAGACGAAGTGGCGTGAGACGAAAATGCAGGAGGTTTGGGATCGTGCGAGCGCGTGGCTGATCCCAGCCGGTATGGTCTACCTGCAGAGCACGATCGACATGAACAAAGGGCCGTTCATCCGGTTCGAGGGCCAGCCGGGCGAGGAGGATCTGCAGGGGTTTGATCCTGAGCAGCAGGAAGTTCTGCGCGGGTTCCAGGGGGAGGATGCGGGCAACATCGGGTTCGATGAAGCTGGACTTCCCCAGTTCGACGAGGAGACCGGCCAGGTAATGGGTCCCGAAGCTGCACACGCGGAGCGGAAAGGGGACTTGGCCGTCGAAGTCCTAAACCCTGTGCAGGTTCGTGGACAGTGGGGTCCAGCACCGTGGCACGACAAAGATTGGCACATGATCCGGAGCTTTCTGACTCAGGCGGAGATTTTCGAGACCTACGGCGTGAAGATCGAGGGGCAGCAGGCCCCGAAGGGTGGCAGCAACACTGGCGGAGACACCGGGGTCGCGGAGCGTCTCACCTACGGAGACGGATACTTCGGGGCTGCAGATCCGAGTGTGTTCGGCGCCGACTTCTCTGCAGACATAAGCATCCCAGATCCGACCATCGAGACCTTCACCCTTTGGCACAGACCAGCCCCCTACGCGGGAATGGAAGAGAGCCCAGAAGAGGCGGGCGGCAGGCTGCTGATCCTCACCCGGAAAGAGGTTCTCCACGACACCACGAGGCCGGTTCGATATCCCAGCGCGAGCCCCATACGGCGCTTCGAGTTCGTCAGGCTCCCCGGTAGGCCCGCGAGCGGGACCACGCCGCAGGAGGCCATGAACCAGTCCCAGCGTGCGTACAACAAAGTGTCTGCGCTCATCATTGAGCACACGAACCTGACGGCCAACCCCATCAAGATCATCGACACCCAGAGCGGGATTGAAGAGTCGATGATTACGAACCGCCCCGGCCTCAACCTGAAGGTGAATCGTCGGGACCGGATTCCCCCATTCGAGTGGGTCGCTCCACCCCCGCTTTCGCAGGACGCTTACCGGACGCTTCAGTTCTTGCGTCAGGAGATCGACGACACCGGAAACCTCGCGGGCACCGAGGGGGACGCACCCACCGAGGACGCATCCGGAGAGCTTGTAAAAGAGCTTCGCTTCAACTCCGATCGCTTCCTTGGCCCCACGATGCGTCGGGCTGCAGAGGAGTTCGCACGCATGGCGGAAGACTGGAAGGTCATTCTCCCGGTCATCTACGATGAGGAGCAGATCCTATCCTACGCGGGTGCCGACAACGTGGCCCGCACGATCATGGTGAAACCGGAGATGTTCGCGGAAGGCTCCGTCAACGCCCTGGCTGACGTGGAATCCATGCTCCCAGAGGGACGTGGAGAGCGCCAGAAGAACATCACGGCGCTCTACTCCAACGGTCTCTTCGGGGCTCCGGGGACGCCCCAGGCGATATCGACGTTCTTCGAGTTGAGCCAGTTCCCCCATCTCGGGAGGGCAGGGAAGTTCGGCGGTGTCCACAGGATCACGGCGGACCAGGAGAACGGACAACTTCTGCAGGGTGTTCCATTCCATCAGATCCCAGTCTTCGACTGGTACAACGACATGGTGCATCTCCTGTCTCACGAAGAGTTCATGTCCTCTCCGGAGTTCCTGAAGGTCGATCCGGTCATCCAGCAGGGATTCGCGAACCACCGCCAGATGCACATTATGAACATCTTCATCAAGACCGGGCAGGCCGCAGAGGCGGACCCCGAAGGCGGCGAGGCCGGGGACAATCAGTTCAGCGGAAACAGCAGCCCCGAAGGCGGCGGCGCGGCAGGCTCCCCAGAGGGAGCGCCCACGTCTGAGGCGGCGGCGGGAGATGCGGTCGGGGGCCAACCCCAGAGCCAAGCACAAGCACCAGGAGCAGCAGGCCAATAACCCACAGGAGGTAGAGAAGTGGCAGACACAGACGACGCCACCGCGACCGATGACGGTGCCGGTGACGACGACAAGAAAGACGACGGCCCCCCGACGATCGCACAGGCCCTTGAGCGGGCACGGGAGACGTTAGAAAAGAAGGGTACGATGATGGCGGATGCCGATCAGGACGAAGGTGGCGATGCCGATAAGGAGGAAGAGGATGCCGAAGATCAGGGTGAGTCAGACGCAGAAGAAAAAGAGGGGGATGAGGAGGAAGCTGAAGAGGAGGGGGATAAGGAGGGCGAGGGCGATGAGGACGAAGAGGCTGCAGAAGGCGATGCCGACGATGCCGACGATGCCGACGATGAGGTAGACGGTGACGAAGACGAAGACGAAAAGGAGGAAGAGGAAGAGGAGGAAGAAAAGAAACGCCACACCGTCAAGCTCCCGCCCCGTGAGGTTGGTGGTGATGAAGTAGAGATCGAGGTCGATGACGAGGAAACCGCTGCACGCCTGAACCAGATGCGTAACGGCTACATGAACGGCGAGGAGATACGAGAGCAGCAGATTCTACTGCAGACTTCGCAGAACGAATTGGCGAACATCTCAGAGTCCTTCGAGGTCGATCCCGCAGGCTTCGTCATGCAGTACACGGACGCGAAGGAACTCCCCCAGGTGGCACTCTCCCTGCTCGTCGAACCTGGCGTTTGGGAGACGCTGGAGAAGGTCGTAGACAAGCTCATCGGGGACCCTAAAGAACTCAGAACTTTGCAGGCCGAAGCAAAGGCGGCGCGGCTGGAAACCTCAGTAGCCCTCACGAAAACGAGGGAGGCGCGGGCACAGCAGAGCGAGAATGGGCGGCAGTTGAAGGATGCGATCGACCTGATCGTCCCCGACACTATCGAGGCTGCTGCCAGGACCCAACTCATCCAAGACTTGACTCGCGACGTTGTTGAGCATATTGATCGGAACAAGCTGCAGACTTTGGAAGTGAAGGATCTTCCGACGATTGTGGCCCAGCGTTTGGAAACAAACGGGATCGACCCCCTCGATGCGAGGAAGTCGATTAAGGACGGCACTCGGAGCCGGGGCAAGCCTTCCACCAAGAAAGGTGCGAGGAAAAAGCCAAAATCCGGGAAGGAACTCGTTAAGGCCAGTGCCAAGAGGCGGAAGGTGGCGGCGGCGCCGGGACCCGGCAGAAAGACCGCGCCCACCCAACCAACGAAGCTGCCTGCGGGTCAGTCGATCAAGGAACGTCTAGCTCTCGTCCGGAAGGAAGGGGGTCTGGGCAAGTTCCTTGGTACTTGATCCTTTTCAGCTAAAGTGAGGTTGGGTTATGAGCAGCGTGACTACCACCACGGATGCCATTACCGAGGCGATGAAAATCATCTTCTCGGACCCCCTCATCGTCAACATTGTCGAGGATTCAGAGCTTCTCTCGATTTTCCAGGTGGACATGAACGTCAACGTGGACGACACCACGGGCGGTCGGTTCATCGAGATGGCGCACTACTTCCAGCTTCCTGCTGGAGTGGGTGCCAGGGGTGAGAACGAGTACATCCCAGAGGCCGATGATCCTGTCTTCAAGAACTCCAGGCTCTTCCTCCGGAAGATTCAGGGGACCGTGGAGATGACAGGTGACACGATGCGTCGTGTCGTTGGCGATGAAGGTGCGTTTATCAATTATATGGAGCGCGCACTCCCGGATTTGGTCACCCGTTTGGTCAACGAAATCGACCGGATGTACATTGGTTTTGGGGCCGGAATCAAGGCTCGGGCGGAACTCACGCCAGTCAAGCCGGGTGCGGGCCTCGTGGATATCCAGGTCAATCGCTCTCTCGGAGTGGATGGCTTCACGGATGCGTGGCTGCAGTTCTTGGAGGGCGAGCGAATCGTCTTCGATACGGCTGCAGATGGACAGTCACTCATCACGGGCGGCGGGTTCCGCGCCCTGCAGGTGATCGACATCGACGAGGACAGCGACACGATTTCGTTCGCTGGGAACGACACCCTCGTGGACGCCATCGTGGCAGCGGGAGCGGACCTCTATATGTTCCCCGGCGACGAGGCAGGAGCCTCCTCCCAGAACGCTTCAGGCACAGACCGCGAGATCGCGGGCCTCATGGCCGGGGCGGACGACGGAGGGATCATCGCCACGTACAACAACATCTCCCGTTCGGGAACTCTCTCCAGACAGTGGAAGTCGATCATCATCGACGGTTCGGACGCTGTGTGGGGCGGGCAACTGACCGAAGAGTTGCTGTCGTTCGCGGACGATGAGGTCTCCGTGAAGGGTGCCGGTAAGATCGACACCATCGTGGCCTCACGCTCCGCAGCGCGGGGCTACTGGCAGTCGCTCAAGGGCGATCGGGTCTTCAACGACCCGAGGAACTTCACTGGTGGTCGGAACGGCCTGAGCATCATCCTGGGCGACCGGGAAGTGTCTCTGAAGGTCGCTCGGAAGCTGCCGCCTGAAGTGGTGTTCTGCCTGCAGTCTGACACCTGGCGTCGGCTGACGTTGGGTACGTGGGACTGGGACGATCGGACGGGCTCCATCTGGAACCGTGTGATCGACAGCATTGGACGGAAGGATGCGTTCTTTGCGACGGGGAATATGTACGAGCAGCTTTTCTGCACGCACCCCCGGAAGAACGTCCGGATCGACAATCTCGACTCGTCGTTCTAGGCGGAAGGAAGCAGCAGGTGGATAAACTGGGGGAGGTTTCGGCCTCCCCCAGCGCCACATCATTGCTCATTTAGCAGGGGGAAATCATGTCCGTCCAAGACCGCAACATCCATCGCGATGCCCAGGCTCTTCGCAAGTCCGTCACTGTGCCACTCATCGTTCCCGCTTTCGGCACCAACCAGGACGAGCCCCAGTACATCACTTTCCCCCGCCACAACTGGCGGCTGAGTGACCTGAGTATCTTCAGCCAAGCCCTCTCAGGCGGGCCAATAATCGTGAAGGCTCAAGCGGTTGAACGGTCTGCGGTGGCGGGGAGTCCCCAACTCTCCCCGAACGCTGCGGCGACCTTCGGAATCGAAGAGTTCTGGCGCAGGGGAGAGGGGAATAGCCCTGCTCTCTTGAACATCGCCGCTCAAGCGGCAGAGCCGTTCGCCGTCGATGGCATAGCGACGGTCCTGGATGGGTTCTGGGGTGTGTGGCTCTTGGTCATAGACAACTCCAACAACATCGGTGTGCTACGGCAAGCTCCGATCATGGCCTTCGCGACCGAGGAAATCGCGCTGCAAAATTGTCCGAAGCCCAGGGAGTTCTCCGGCTCCGGGTCCTTCGACCAGATCGGGCGGCTTGCGATCCTCACGATCAACGCGGTCGGAGGAGACTTCATCGCGGGCACCACAAACACGGACGCTGGCCTCGTGGCCGCGTTCAACACGGCACCCCAAGACGGGCACGTCGTAACGCTGAACAACAGCAGCAGCCCACAACACTTCAACTCCGTGCGCGGCCAGGCGCTCAAGGATGCTTCGGGGGCCAACATCTTGCAGGGCCAGGGTAGCCGGGGACAGACTGTTCTTTCGATAGACCAAGACTTCAGTGGGGCGATGCTGGCCGTGACCGTGCGGACTGCTGGCGCTCCGACCCTTACGGGAGTCTTGGCGACGGTGGAGTACCGTCCGTGGCCGGTGGCCGGTGAGGGTCTGGGCGACACGTCCGTGAGCCAGGTCCGTCCTTCGTTCGTCCCGTAGGAGACTGAGCTATGAGTGTTCAAGATCGCAACGTCCATCGGGACTCGAAGTTTCTGCGTCGAACGCACAGTTTTTCGATCGAGACTGGGGACTCGCAGTTCGACAAGGATGTCCCTATTTTCTGTGTCCAACCTGAGTGGGGTTGGCGGCTCACGGGTCTGAGTTTCTCCTTCGACCGGATCGCCTCTTTCCCGCTGCGGATCGCGGCGGGCGCTGTGAAGTTCTTGGATGCCATCGGGAGTCCTGGTCTGGCTCCGAACCCAGCGGCGGTGACCTTCCTGACGGACGAGTTCTGGCATCGACGGCTGGATGTGGCGGACAACGATCTACTGCGGAACCACAACGGTCCCACCGCTCGGGCGTTCAGTGAAGCGTTCACGATCTCGGATGGGTTCTGGGGCGTGTTCGTGGTCATCATCGACAACACCGGGAACTTCTCGAACATCGCACGTTCCCTGCTCATGGAGTTCCCCACGGAGCAGATCGCCCTCGACAACTGCCCCCAGATTCCTGACGGCTTCGGGAGGGTTGCCATCGGTACGATCCAGGCCGTGGGCGGCGACTTCATCGCCGGGACGACCAACACGGATGCCGCCCTGGTAGCAGCGTTCAACACGTTCGACCAGTACGGCTTCCAACTGCAGACCCCGGCTACGCACACTGGGTTCGGCTATCAAAATGCTGGCGCTGCCAGCTTCCTGAAGGACCCTGCGGGAAGGCCCATCCTCCAGGGGAGAGGGCTGGCTGGTGCCAGTGATATAGTCGCCACGGATTTCAGCGGGGACCTGCTCGTGGCGACCATGAGGGAGGTCGGTGGCGGTGTGACCCAGATCGACGACGCCAGGTGCTACGTCACGGTGGACTATCGGCCCTGGCCGGTGGGCGGTGAGGGCTTGGGTGACGTGTCGGTGTCTCAGACTCCCTCAACCTTCGTGCCATGATCGAACGGTTCATTGATATCTGGGTGGAGAAGGATACGCCCGAAGACGTGCTCTTGCGTCTGCGGGAGATCGACCCGATGGCCGAACTCTTCTACGCTGGCTCCGGGTGGTGGTGGATGGGGGTGGTGAAGCCGGATGCCCCACGAGTCGAGGAAGGGAAAAAGTGGCTGAACCACTGGGCGGACAAAGGGCTCGAACAGTCGTGGCCCGTGATGCGCCTGGAGCTTCTGAAGTCGCAGGGCTTCGGACTCTGTGGTAAGTATAGGTTTGGCGAAGAGGGTGCAGATTTCGGTGCGCTTGTCGAGGACTTCCGCTTTGCGGATTTCGTCTACAGGAATTGGGGGACTTCCAACCCAGCCGTCGAGGCCCAGATTCAGGATTCCGGGGTGCTAGAAGACGAGATCAAATTGAAGGCTCGTGCGGCTACGATCGAGAGGATCAAGGCCGATAACAGGTATCTGTTCAGTCGCCTTGTGCGACAGAATCCGGCCCCTGTGCCGGTGGGGGTGGACTTGCAATGACAGGACATTTCGGGAATCGGGTGATCGGTCACCAGAAGGCGGAGGAAGAGTCCATCCTAGAGGAGACCCGTGCGGTCCACTTTGGGCATAGGGTGATCGGGGACGTTCTCGCCAAGCGCAGACTTGAGGCGAGAGAGGACGACGGAGCCAAGGACGCTCGTTCAGATCCAGCAACGAAGATCGCGAAGAGAGCGAAGGCCGCTGAAGAGGCTGCAGAAAAACGGGCAACCGTGACGGCGGAGGAGGATATCGAGACGATCGAGGCCCCGGTGACCACGAATCTGCAGGAGCTTGCGGAGGCGCTCGAAGGCAACGCCGCGTTCTACGAGGGCCTGTATGCGTCCGAGTTCGCACGTCCTTCGGGACCCAGGAAGTCGGCGCTCAGGCTGTTCCTGGTGTTCGAGATGGAGCACGAGGACCGAGAGGATCGCAAGGCGGACATTGAGGCTGCGTTGAACCCAGAGGGGTAGGCACATGGCGTTGGTCAGGCCGATATCGGACATCGCCAGTTTCCCGTCTCCCTGGACGACTGCGCCCCTGTTCGAGAAGGTGAACTCAGTTGAGCGTGATGATGCCACGTTCATCATCGGGCGGGAGCCTGCTGCACAGGACCCCCAGGTCTCGTTCGGCCTTGGCGACCTGGAGATACCCTACGGGTCGTCCGGTCGGATCGAAGTTAAGGTGGTCATGCGGTGGAGTCCGGTGGAGCTTGACGCCGTTCCGATCACGGTTCGCATCGGCTTGGGCAATGCCGTCGATCTGGCCCTCGACAACCCACCGCTCCTCTTCGAGAAGTCGCTGCTCGGCACTGAGATTTTCAACTTCGGTGCCGACACCCTGCTTGAGTTCCAGGAATTTAAGGTGGTGTTCGACTACGAGGACTTCAGCGGGAACGCTGCTGCCTTCGGCATCTACATCGAGATGACGTTCGATGACAGCGGACAGGACTCGATCTTCCCCGAAATCTCATGGATCGAAGTGCTCTCCTGCGTCCCTGCTGTTCTCGTGGAAGCCTGCAGCCTGGGAAGCCTCACGACTGGCAGCATCATCACCGAGGCGAGGGACCACCACACCACCTTCGATGACAGGCGCCACCCAGACCGGACCCTGTTCAGGCTGCTGTCCAGCTACCAGAGGAGCATCGTCGCCAAGGTCGCTCGGGTGAACCCCGCACTGTGCGCCTCGAACCTGTTCGTCACGCTACCCCTGGCGGACTTCGCGGGGGGCGTGACCCTGCCGTCCTTCATCTACGTGCTCCCTCATCCGACCCTCATCACCGAGAACAACCAGATCCGGGAGCCGATTGATCTCATCAACGCCACCCTCCAGTCGGACTTCGAGCAGCCCAGAAAGTTCGCTTACCTGCAGGGCAACCAGCTTTTCCTGGGAAGGCGCGCGGAGAACTACCAGGCGTACACTCAGTTGAGGCTGCAGTTGGTCCTCACGCCCCCGGATCTCGTCACGCTGGACGACCCCCTGGTGCTTCCGGATTACGCCGAAGACACCTACACGGGGCATCTGGTATCGAAGATGGCGCTGCGTGAGACGCCGCCCATCCAGCACTTGGCCGGGAACGCGGACGAGGTTGACTTCCTAACGACCGTAGCCCAGCAGAAGGGAGCGGAAGCCTCCCACACCCGCGACGTGTTTCCTGGGGGCTTCTGATGGCTGCTACGACCATCGTACAGGATATCCTGGACGCCGCTTTCGCGACCAGCACGAAGAACCAGCCAGGCACCATCGCCACGAGCGGGGTCGAGCTTCTCGAAGTCGTGAAGCGGAAGCTCCAGGGGATCTACGCCTTTGCAGCCCGAGTGAACCCCCTGCACTTCGCGGACACCCTGGATGTAACCGGCGTGGCTGGTGTGTGGGAGCGGCCTGAAGCTGCGAACGCCATCATCCGGATCGAGGACGCCAGCTTCGTGGAAGTGGTCGTCGTGCCCTTCGATGATCGCCTGGCTGCAGAGCCGGTGCCTGCGGTGTACGAGTTTGGTGGGGGCTTCACCGTGAGCCCCGGCCAGAGCCTCCCTCCCGGCGACACGGACGATCTTACGTTCTGGTTCTCGAAGAGGCCCGACGATCCTGACCCGTTCGACCTGACCGGCGTGCTCGACCCTGACTGGGATGACGGTTACAACGATCTGCTGATCTTCGAGGTCGCGATCTACTTGTCGATGAAGGACAACCGGGACACCGAGGTCGCCTCGCTGAAGGCCGAACGGAATCAGTGGGCTCAGATATTCGGGAGCTACCTGCAGCACTCGACCGCCAATGAGCAGAGACGCTTCGGCCACAAGCGGATCATCAACGTGGACTCGCTCCTACCGATGCTCACCGGAGGCGCGTGATGACGTTCGACGAGATCGTAGATAACGCCAAGGCTCGGGCTGTAGATTTCGGGGCCACGTTCCCCAGCACCAAGCGTGTGCTCTACCGTCGTATCGAGATTCACCAGCAGGAGCTATTCACCAAGGCCGCGCGGGTGAACCCGGATTACTTCGGCAAGTCCGCGACTGGGACGCTCGATGCGAATGGGGCTGCAGACATCAAGGACCAGCAGGCGTCGGTGAACGTAGACCCGGCAGCGAACATCACTCGCGTCGAGGTCGAAGACCCAGGCACCCACCCCACGCTGATTGCGGGCAACGAGATCAAGCTGGTCCCCATCAACGATGTGGATGTTGCCTTTCCCCCACGGATGACGTTGAGGAACTTCGTCTTGCAACAGGTGGGAACCGACCTGGCTGGCGTCGTGTCGGTCTGCGCGTTCTACGGCTACAGGCCAGAGAACAAAACCCAGCCCCTCGACGGCTCTGAGGTTGCTGAACTACCTGCAGTTTATCAGGAGCTACTGGTCCTCGATCTGGTCAAGTGGATGCTGAAGCAGACGATCTCGATGGACACCCAGGCCAAGGCTGCAGCGATCGAGGTCATCGTCCAAGAACAGGGTCAAATGGACAGCACCTTCCTGACCGAAGTGGCTGACTACGCAGGGGCGCAGGTGTCTCGATTCGGGAGTGTCGTCGGCACCCAGAGGCAGTAGGCAATGGCTGACAAGCCCATCATCTCCACCCCTCGCGGTGAGTGGGACGCACGGAGTCTCGTTCTAGCGGACCAGGAAATCCTCAACGGTTGGCCCGACATATCCGGTGCGAACAACGATATGACACCCACCGGAGGAGCCCCGACCTACCAGGCGGTAGGCGGTGTTGGAACTCCCTGGAGCGACACCCTCCCAGCGGTCAGGATGGATGACTCCCCAGCCAACGACCAGTTCGGAGGCGTCGGCAACTTCGGTGGCGCGGGCAGCGCCTTCACGCTGTTCGCTGTGGCCGAAGCGACCGACCTCCTTCAGTCGGGTATGGCCTTCTGGGGCTCCCTGGACGGGACCGTCATCCCGACTGGACCGCTGGGCATCTATCTGTTCATCGGGACAGATGGCGCTGTTGGGCTCGTCATCGGTGCCATAAACGTCACCCTCCTACTCTCCCAGCCGGGCTTGGTGGGCGAAGGGGATCGGGTCATCATCACGGCCAGGAGGATCGCCACCCAAGGCCCGGCCCTCCTCCGGGTGAATGGCGTGGAAGTGTCCAGCAGTTCAAACTCTGGGCTTGTGGGTTCATGGCCCAGCAAACGGATGCACCGATGCAATCTCCAGTCTAATTTTGGCTTCCCCGGTGACATTGAGGGAGCAGACGGCCTGTATGCTCACCTGATCGAATATGGGTCTGCAGCCTCAGACGAAGAGATCCTCCAGATGGAGGCGTTTCTGGAGGAGGTCTGGTTTCCCGGTCCCTGGGTGCCGTCCGGTAAGCAGTTCGACTTTGCAGCGCCAGTAGTAGCGGATAAGCCTGACCTCGCCAATCCGGAGGTCGAGTACGACGCCCGCACTCTTCCCCTGATCCTGAACGACGGCGATCCCGTGGTGACCTGGGCCGACCAATCCGGCAACGGCAACGACGCCGTGGATGCACCAGCGCCCGCCGAACAGCCCACGTTGCGGCTTGACCGTTGGGCTCCGGGGTCGGGGATTCCGTCCGTGGAGTTCCTGGATTTCGGCACCGGCCCTCCCAGCCGCGAAGAGGCGATGGACTACGACGCGCAGACCCCATACAGGGGTGCTGAGTTGACCATCTTCATCGTGGGTCGGATCATCGACCTCTCGGAAGGGGGTGCGTTCGTCGGCACCCGAACGGGGGCCACCCCTCCGCGAGAGATTGACGTGTGCGTCTTCCCCACTGGGGAAATCCTGTTCGGGTTCGGCACCGAGACGATCCCCACGGCGGTTCAGACGAACATCATCACGGCCCCCGGCACCGTGAAGGAGGGCGAGAAACTCCTTATCACGGTCAGGAGCACGGGTGGCAGCGCGGGCGTGGACCCCGAAGGGATGTTGATTCGGTTGAACGGCCAACAGGTGGCGTCAGCGACCAACTTCGTGACACCCCCAATCAACGTAGTTGGGGCGGGAGGCATCCAGCAGGGGGCCATCGGACGCAGCCAGAACACCGGCAGTCCAGAGCTAGGCTTGCCGGGTGGGACGATATGGGGCCTGGATCGGCTGATCGCCTGGATCGGTGGCTACTCCGCCGCCGCTACGAACGACGAGATTCTGGAGATGGAGCGGTTTCTGCATGACACCTTCGGCTTCGACTTCCTCCGGAAGTGGGCACCGCAGGTTCCACCCTCCACGACCTGGACGCCAAACTGATGGCTGAACGTAGAATCGTCACGCTCCCCTTCGGGGAGGGCTTGGAGAGAGCCAAGGGCATAATGGTTGTCCAGCCAACCAGCTTCGAGGATCTCAGGAACGTGTTCCTGTTTGACGGTAAGGCCCAGCTTCGGCAGGGACTCGGGCTGCAAAGCGTACTCGTGGACGACCAGCCCGTAGCCCTCGACGTGACGGTCATGCTCGAACCGCTCCGCTCCGAGAGCGCAGCTATGGGCGTGGGCTACGCCACCGGCAACCGGGAAGTGTGGCTCAACCGGATGCTGGTCGATGGGACTTCCCCAATCGCAGTCGGCCTTCTCGGGACGCTCGACGGGGGTGTCACGTTCGAGCCGCCGATCATCATCGGGGCCGACTCCGACAACAAGTTCTTCATCGCCCACGATGAGCCGAACCCGACCTCTCGGATCGTCACCCAGGTCTACGACCCGGAGGACTTCCCGCAACTCACCAACCTCCAAGCCAACCTCGACGGGAGTGGGCAGAACGACGTGTTCTTCAGGGGCGTCGTCCGTCACCTGAGCTACATCTTCGGCTGGGGCTACGGGAACTTCGATGACCCGGTGCGCGGGGATGTGGTCAGGGTCAGCAACTCAGGCGACAGCAGGATCTTCGAGGACTTCGCTTTCTTCGAGGCGGGCCAGCAGGGCGAGACGATCATGGTTTGCCGATCTGCAGGCCCAACCCTCATGGTCTTCAAGGAAACCGAGACCTACGAAATCTTCGGCTACTCGCCTGACACCTTCGGCATCCGTCTGGCCGACTCGCTCTTCGGGGCCGTGGGTAGCAGGCTGGCCGTGAGCATAGCTGGCACGGTTTTCTTCTGGTCTACTCAGGGTCCGAGACTCACCAGCGGCGGACCCTCCGTTGACATCGCGGTCCCGCTCGACATCGGCGGTCCTGACCCGGCTACACTGGTGGCTGAGTCTGACCCCCAGGATGCGTTCGCAGCGTATGACCCGCGTACCCGAGTCGTGCAGTTCGTCTGGGGGCAGCGCGTCTACGCGCTCTCGATCCGAGATCCCAACAGGCCCCGGTGGAGCTACTACGAGCTAGGTGAGACGGCACAGTCCTCTGGCCTGTTCTTCTCCACTCAGTCCCAGGCAGGCGGCGGCGGGCCACCCATTGGAGCCCCCGAGAATCTGGTGTTCGATGCGAAGGCCGGTGCTCGTGCAAACTTCACCGGCCAGGTATCGGACGGCGATACGATCACGCTGGGTGCGAAGACCTACACCTGGCAGACCGTGTTGACGGACGTGGACGGCAATGTGCTGATCGGGGTGGACTCCGAACAGTCAGGGGTGAACCTGTTCAACGCCGTCACCCTCCAGCTTTTGCAGGCCGGGATACTGTATGCAGCCTCGACCACGGCGAATCCCGACCTCACGATCACGGCACAGATCCCCAATTCCTCAGTTCTTCAAGCGTTGGTGTCAGGTTCAGCGGGTAACCTCATCCCACTCAGCCAGGCCACGACCGGCGACGTTATCAACTTCACCAGACCTAACGAGCCCGTGACTACCCTGGCGGGCGGTGTAGGCCCGACCGGCTCCATTGAGGTGGAGATCGCGATTGACAACATCGACCAGATCGGCGCTGAAGATATTGAGATCCACGTCTCAAGTGACGGTGGGGCGAACTACACACTCGTTGGCCGTGTCCCGGCCAATGGTCTGTTCCCTGTTCCACAACTCATCACGGTCACCTTAGAGAGCCAGTCTTCGGGGAAGAAGATCCAGCCCATCACGGACTACAAGTTCAGTATGCGCTACATCCTGGGCGGGCAATTCTCGCCTGGCTACACCTCCTCCCAACCAGACGACTGGCCCGTAGCCAGCCAGGGCTCCACCACCACGACAGCAGATGACATCGTGCTCCGTGAGAGAACAGGTGACAACAGCGGGCTGTGGGAAAAGCTCAACGACGCCGACGCCCGAATCAACGTCGATACAGAGATACCTCCCGGCCACGAGCTACTGGACATCGAAGTCTTCTTGACGATTCAGGAGGCGGGGCCTGCTACGTCCCCGGACAGCAGCGCACTCGCGACGGACCCAACGCCGCCCGCCAGGGGTTCCTTCGTTCCGGGGGTTACGGGTCCGTTTTTCCGGGCGATCTACAACGCTTCAGATCCCGATTACCCGCTCCGATTCCGAGACGACTACGAGGACGGTGACCCTCTGCCCGCGCCCGAAAATGAGAAGATGAACTCCTACCAAATGAACTTCATAAAGGGCGCGAACCGGGACGGCTTCAGCAACCTCCTACAGTGCTACGCTGGGCCTGACGCGCAACCCGAGGAAGCCATCAGCGGGTTCGGTATCATCAAGCCTCAGAATTTGGCCTTTCTGGTGTTGCACTGGCAAAACACGATCACACCGGACGGAACTGCTGAGAGTGGTGGCCTGCGGGTCTGTCCGAGGCCCAACGCTGGGGGGCTACCCCCAGGAGGCCACAGCAGCACGGTCTATCTCAGGAACCTTAGCACAGGCTCGCCCTGGACCTTCGAGTTCACCGCGTTACCCAACACGTCGAGCGTAAATTCACGGGTCATTGAAAACACCGCCATGATAGTTGGGGACTCAATTCGGGTCGCGATCAGACACAAGGTGCGTTGCTTCGGTGGCCTGTTTTTCGGGAACCGCTTCGACAGTGATTGGGCCGTCAACGCTGGCAACGTCCGGTTCGTGGATACTGTCGTAATATGACTGGCACCCCGATCCCGACCCTCTTCTACGGGGGCAGAGACACCGAGGCCAGCGTCCTGCAAACGAACACCGGCTTCCAGGACAACACGGTGGACTACGTGCCCCTGGCGAAGTCGAACCCGGTCGCGCCTGCAGGGGCTTCGGGCGAGTGCATCTTCACGAACGTGTACATCACGCTCACGCACAGCATGGGGGTGGACGTGCGGTTCACTCCGATCGTGGACTTCGTGGCCCTGGATGGCACTGGAGGACAGCCCGACGAGCGCCTCGTCATCACGCTTCCCCCGCTGGGGGCTCGCCTGACGGAGAGGTTCGAGATGGGCTTGAGCTTGCCGTTCCCCCTCACGGGGACGGAGAGATTCCGTAATGCTTTACGAGGAGCTTGGTTCCAACTGCAGGCCGAAGCGTTAGCTCCACTAGCTGCAGGTGATTTGATATTTGACCAGACCGAACTAGAATACGAGGTCGTGCGCGAGTCGGTCGTAGCGGAGGCACCCTGATGGCTGAGAGTTTCTTTTCCAGCGAAGGTACGCAACAGCAGCTTCAACGGGACTTCGGGGGTCTCAGGCGCACCCTTGGCGATGCGGGTGGAACGGCGACACGGGCCGGGCTCCAGCAATCCCTCGACTTCGACCCGTCTCGGGCTGTAGATGAGTTCGGCCAGGGCTTCCTAAGTGACGCACGGGAAGGGCTCGGGCAGGATTTCGATTCACTCGTTGGTGGCTCCGTGGGCCGGGGTAGACTACGTACAGGTTTCTTCCAGCAGGACGCAGGCCGTCTCTTCCAGGACTTCAATCGGCGGGTCTCGAACGCCATCGCCCAGCAGTCTCTCGAAGCGTCTCGTCAGCGTCTCCAAAATCTGCAGGGTCTTCAGGGTTTCGGGGCCAACCTGCTCAGTCAGCAGGCGGACGTTCTCGGCGGAGCCTTCGACCGAGGAGTCGCAGAGGAGAACGCCGAGGGCGGCGGATTCTTCAGCAAGGCTCTAGGCTTTGCTGGCGGACTCGTCTTGCCGGGCATCGGCAGCGGGATAGGTGAGGCGCTGGGTGATAAGATAGGGGAGGCGTTCTAGTGACCTTCCGCCCAAGTGTAGTTCCTGACCGCGACAACGACATCATCTCGACCTTCACTCGGAGCTTCGAGTCCGCCCGCAATCTCGTCCGCCAGGATCAGGCCGACAAGCGAGCGCGGCTTCAATTCGAGCAGGAGACCAGATCGAGAGAGCGGGACATCGAAGACCGCGAGTTCGACGCTGCTGTTAGGAGCGGGCAGGCAGGTACGTTCGATCCAGGGAGGTTCACGGGGCAAAGGCCAGGTGTTGTCGGAGGCCAAGATATCGCAGCCGCGCTGTCTGGTCGTAAGCCATTGGACGAGCGCAATATCTTCGAGGGCCAGGTCCCCGACCGAGGGCCGACCGAAGGGCAACCCAGGCTTCTCGCGCCTGCTCTTGATCCGAATGTCCAGAACGTCTTCGCTCAGGCAGGGCAAGAGACTCCCTCCCCAGCCGGTGCCCAACCAAGACTCATCGCAGGCGTCGGCGGGGCACCGGAGGTCGTAACGCCCCCCGAGTTCGGGGTGGGTGGCACCCAAGTAATCACGGAGCCGACCGCAGACGAGCAGTTGGAGCCAGGCTTCCTGCCCCGAGGCGATATACCAGAGGATGCAGTCCTGCTCCCAGGCGGGCGGATGTTCTCCCAGAGCTTGCGTCGGGCACGACTGAGGGAGGAGGAGGGTGAGGATATCTTCGCCGTAGGCGCAGCGGAAGCGAGAACCCCAGCAGGCGAGAGGGATGCGGCGGCGGAGCTTCGGGAGATTGACGAGTTCAACAACATGAGCCCAACGGATCGGAAGCTGCTGCAGGGACAGGCTGACGCCTTCACGCGGGCGTTCCCAGAAGAGATGGGAGATATCAACCCGGCGAACGTCATCGAGAGGGTCAGGTTCGGTGAGATACTGGAGAACCGTGAACGCCTGATCGAGCAGAACCGAGGACTCGGTAGCACGGCTGGCCGTCAGAGGGAGCAGGCAATTCTGCGGAATATGCGCGACCAGATGGACGCGGCGGGGATCTCGGACTTCTCAACGGGAGAGGCAGGGGAGGACCAACGTGCCCGCTTCAGGGCGAACGCGGAGCGTTTTGTGGATGCGTCAGGGGAGTTTGAGCCCGACACATCCATCACCACAGGGGAGGTTTCTCGGGCTGCAGATTTAGAGGGGATGACCCAGCAGCAGATAGACAGCATAACGAGCGAGGCGACGAGCATCATCGAGGAGATTTTTGAGAACACCAGGAGTCTGCGTGGAATCCAAGAGGACTTGGAGCTACGTCCGCGCCGGGAGATTCGCCTGCTGGAGCCGCTCATCCTGGAGGAGATCACCGCCAGGTGGAACGACCCGGAGAATCCTTGGAGTGACCCGGCGAACAGGCCGGGGGTTGGCTTCACGGTCTCGGGTGGTCGCCGTGGTGGGGATATATTTGCGGAGGCGCGCAGTCCGCAGGACATTCTGGATCAAATCCTGAACCCAATCAGGTAGGGCAATGCCCCACGATAGGGACCTAGCCAGCTTCTCGACGCCGCGCGACCCCGACCGCCCCGGCTTCTTCGAGCGTAGGCGTCAGCGCACTGGCCGTAGTTTCCTGGCCGACGCTCTCGTGGCTGCGGGATCTGGCCCTGCAGCCTTCGTGACTTCGATCGGTGCCGGTCTCGCTGGTATCACTCGCGCTGCTATACCCAGCAGGTTCGAGCCGCAGATTCTCAAGGACGTGCAGACGGGCCTTGCCCGTAGGTCAGAATTAGTCAGTCGTCAGGGGTTTAGGGCGAGCGCACCGATCGCGCTGGGCTCACGGCTGGCCGCTGAAGCCGTAGGAATTGCAGCCCCAATCGGGGTGGCGAGAGGGTCGTCCGTCGTGGGGCGTACCGCTGCTGCGACGGGGCTCACGAGGGGTGTTGCTGGAGGGGTGACGACGGCTGGCCGTACCATTCGCCCAGGCGTAGAACTCACCAGGAGGGGCGCGATACTCTCCTCTACACCGACTGCTGTGATTCAGGCTTTCGCGGGGGAGGAGGCGTCCACCGTTGGCGCTCTCGGCCAGTTTGCCCCAGAGGGGTCGCGCACCCGAGAGGTCACGGAGACGATCGCACGAAGCACGCCCCTCCGGGTGGCGTCGGAGTTCGGCCTAGACGTTGTGTTGGGCGGAGTTCTCGACGTGGCAGGCAGGGCGATTAGCAGGCTCAGAAAGGCCGACGAGGTAATCGCTGACGCCGCCAGGTTCAGGAACCAGGGTGCTGATCCTCCGGATGGGATCTTGGCAGCAGAGACGGGGATCGAGCGTACACCGCTTGGCCCAGAACGCCAGCTTGCACCCCCAAAAACGGAGATCGACCCACTCGCTACGCTTCGAGAGATCCAGGATCGCCCGCTTGCTGCGGGCTCGGACGCGCTGGGTGAGGTCGAGCTACCCTTTCGGGCGCGGTTGGCCGACATCGAACTGGACGAGGCGAAGAGGTTCAGGGGTGGGGTATCGGAACGGCTCCCCAACAACAGGGAGAACGCACAGCAAACGCTCGAAGACATCCTGGGAGAAGACAGCGCCATCCTGAGAGGTCGAGGGGGCCGTAGGCCCAAGGGAGTCCCTGATCCAGCAGGCTACGCCATCCAGTTCAAAGCCTTCGGCGCAGACAACGGGATGCTGGCCCGAATCTTCCGCCGATACGAGGAGGGGCTGGCGTCAGGAGCCATCCCCGCTAAGGTCGAAGTTGGGGCCGAAGCAACGACCAACGCCGGGAAGCTGATGGGCTTCGATGAGATCACCAAGGCCCTGCTGAATCCGAACCTCGACGACATTATGATGAAGTCGCTGGCGACGAACTTCATGGACAACGCCAGGAAGCTGGAGAACGCCATCGTTCTCATGGAGGAGATCCGCCATGTAGCGAACGCCCCACGGACCCCCATCGCGGAGGGCAAGCGTCTCATTGCCCAGGCCGATGCGATCGAGCAGAACATCGCACGGTGGAACGTCGAGCAGGACACGTATGCTCGGATCTACGTGAGCGGCGCGTCCCAGTTCGGTCGTAACTTGGCCTCGCTGAAACAGACTGCAAACCAGACCGTTGACCCACTCTTCTGGGAATACAAGCTGTCGAAGATCGCGGGGCGTGCGCTCACGATCGACGAGAGGGGTCGTATGCAGATCGCCCTGAAGGCGGTCGAGCAGGAGGCGGACAGGTCCCTGCTTATCGCGTTGGGTGAGGAACTCGCGCCGTCGATCAAGGTGTTCCGCAGCTTCGGAGCGAAGCCGGTAACAGCCTGGGCTGCTCTCGGTAACCCCCTCATCACGGCCACGACAGGCGCGGTCGTCGGCGCTGCCACATCCGAGGACGACTGGGTTACGGGCGCTCTCACGGGGGCGGTGCTCGGCGGCGGCATAGCCTTGAACGGAGCCGTGGGCATCAACCGCCTTCGACGCGCGGGGCTGCTAACTGGAGGAAGAACGCAGGCCAGAAACTTCCTATCCAACGCTGCAGAGGGAGGGCTTCGGCACATCGAACGGCCAGCAGCAGCGGGAGCGGACAGGCTCGCCAGCCTGGTGGCGTCGGCCATGACCGGAGGACGCAGCGATGCCGTGATCCGGACCCGCTTGGGCTGGAACCAGGGAATGGGAAGGGCAAGTGCCAGGGGTGCGAAGGGCGGGCTCAGGAAAGCGATCCGCGTAATGAGCGGTAGGGACACACTGGACACCGGCATCGAAGCTGGCGGTGCAGGGGTCGATGTCTGGAAGCGGAAGTGGGATGAACTCGCGAGCGGGCGGGCACAGGAGTTCGAGAACCCGTTCCTGGAATCCGTGGTCAGCGGGATCTTCAGGCTGCAAGGGGCTGCAGATGCGCCGTTCAGGTTCGCTGCCTTCTGGGAGTCGATCCAAGAGCAGGCGGTAATACTACACAAGAGGCTGGGCACGGCCTCGAACGAAGTTGACGCCGCCGTGAGAAAGCTCGTGGATAATCCCTCCGACGACATGATCCAACTCGCGAAGGTTGACTCCGAAGAGGCTGTCTTCCTCCAGAAGAACGTCATAGCCGAGGCCCTGAACAAGATGGAGGGCTTCCTGGCGAGGAGGGCAGCGGGAGAGGGTGGCGTGAAGAGCACCACGGCTGCGTTCGCCAGGGATGCGCTCACGTTCATCGTTCCGTTCCGCCGCACCCCATTGAACGTGGTTGCCCGCCTTGCCGAACGGCTCCCTCCGACCGCCATCCTGTTCACGGGGAAGAGGGCCTTCGACCTCATAAGTTTCCTGAAGACGATCGACGCAGATTCGGCTTTCGATGTAGCCGAACTCGCGAGGCTGCAAAAGAAGTTCGCCACGTCCGCCAGTCGTATGGCCGGTGGCGCCTTGATGACCTTCCTTGGCTACAAGCTGGCCGAGATGGGGCTGATGAGCGGCGGGTGGCCGTCGAGTTCTCGCGAGAAAGCCTTATGGCGTCAGCAGGGCAAGACCCCCGACTCGATCCTATTCAACGGTGCTTGGCACCGTATCACTGGGATCAGCCCGACCGGAAACCTCATGGCCTTCGGGGCTTCATATCTCCAGAGGCTCGAAGAGGAAGGTGGGAACGAAATTAGGGCTGGCATCGCGGCTGGGGCCAGCGTCCCCAGAACCATCGTCGAGCAGAGCTTTCTGCGCGGCTTCAAGGAAGTGATAAACGGGTTGACCGAGGAGCAGTCGAACCCCCAGAGAATCCTTGGGCGTGCAGCCGGTAGCTTCGTGCCCACCATCGTGGCTGACATTGCTCAGGCTGTAGATCCCGCGCTGCGAAGGGGCGAGGGTGTAGGCGAAGGCATCGCACGTCGCATACCGGGGCTCACGGGCGCTGCTGCTCGGCTTCAGGACCCGCTTGGTCGAGACATAGATGTCGATGATAGGCTCGGGCGCATGATCGACCCGACGATGCGGAGGCGTGAGCCAACTGACCGGGTGATGCGGCTTGCAAGGCGATTCGGCCTCGTCTTCCCGACAGCCCGGCGAGCAAGTGACGAATCAGAGGCCGGGTTCCGGCGACGTAACCGCATCGAGGGACGTGAGCTACAGATAGCGGCTGCAGATATGTTCGACAGCGATCGGTTCCGGGACCTGGACTCAGCCGGGAAGCAACTAGCACTGAGGAGCCTATCGAACCAAGTTCGAGGGCGGCTACGGGACAACGACCTGGAGCCCCCGAACTCCTGGACATCTGCCGTCAACACGGCGATCGGATCTGCGTTCCAGAGAAGGCGGAGAGAGGAGCAGGAGAGGTAGCATGGCAGGCAACAACTACGGGGCCACGAGCCTTGAGAGACTGGCGACCGCACACCCAGACCTCCAGGCTTTGATGAAGAAAGTCGGGGAGAAATTCCCGAACACGATCCTTGAGGGGCACAGGTCTGAGGAGCAACAGCGCAGGAACGTCGAGAAGGGCGTCTCTAAGACGATGAACTCGAAGCACCTGCCTGATCCCTCTGAGGCTGTTGATGCGGCTCCTGACCCCCTTTCCTGGCCCCAGGCAGCGAAGCTGCTGTCACGTATCGAGACCGTCGCGGGCCTGATGAGCGACGAGCAGGGCGCAGAGATCATGTCACTCGTGGAAGGCTACGTCCGCGAGGTCGCCCGGTGGTACTACTTCGGGGGCTACGTTCTCGGCGTTGCGAGTGAGACGGGTGACGACATACGCTGGGGTGGCGATTGGGATGGAGACCGATCGCTGGAGGACCAGACGTTTCACGATCTACCACACTTTGAACGGAGGAGTTGAAATGTCAGACAAACCGGGACATCTACCAGCACGTAGGGTGGGACCCGCCACGCCACCGGGGCCAGCACGGCGCGGGCCAAGCAAAAGGCCGGGGCCAACGAGTCGCGGGCCAACGAGTCGCGGGCCTGCCACACGACCGGGCTCACGTACAGTCGGGCCAAGGCCGGGACCGGGGCCTCGCCAGAACACGGGCGGCGCTGGCCCGAGTGACGGGCTCTCCGGGTTCCCCAAGAAGAGGTAAGCCATGCCGAAGCACACGCCGAAAGAGAAGGCACGACCGAAGCCACGGACCCGGCCAGCACCACGGAAGCGTCCCGTGAGGCGGAGTCCACGGCGCAGGTAAGTGAAGAAGTTCTTCGAGAACTTCACCGTCACCAAGCTGTTTCTGGTGCTCGTCCTGCTCCTGATCGTGACCTACATGATCTCGCCTGAAACTGCTGAGTGGATTCTTACGCCCATCATGGCCGTCGTGGAGATGGCCCGTGACTTCGTAGGAGATGTCGAATGAGGCTGCTAATTCTGCTGTTGCTCGCCGCCCCGCTGTCGGCCCAGGTTGAACAGAGAACCCTCGTGCCCGACGTGAACGTGAACCTCCCACCGCTGGAGATCACCAACGAGATCACGGTGATGACGGACAGCGCCATGATCGCCAACCTCAACAGGAACCTGGAAGCACTCCGGGTTGAGATCGCAGCCCAGGAGTGCAACACCTGTGGGGGCTCCGACTTGGTGCGGGTCGGCCAGGGTGCGCTCGTTCTCATCGCAGCGTTCATGGCTTGGCAGGTAAAGAAGATCGCGGACAAGCCTAACGGGGACGACGTTCACCACGAGGGCGACACGAATGTGGAAGTGAACGTGCCGGAACACGAGCGTCCCAAGCACGACCACGGGCACGATGACGACAGCGAGAGCTAGGCCGACCGCCGCAGAGAAGGGGCTGCAGATCGCTAGGCAGCGGGCTTCTCGGAGGGCTCACGGGCTTCACCGTGCTCAGGTTTCGATCGAGCTTCGCCGCAGGTTTGGCGGGCGCGTCCCACCTACCCCAAGGGACGATCGCTTTCGGGGGAGACCCCCCGGATAATCCCGACTTCCTCCAGGTAGCTTGTGGCTCGGGTCAGAGGCCCTAAGATGTACGTGTGCCCCACTGATTCGACGTTCTGTTGGAAGATCCTTTGCTCAAGCGTTTGGCCGTACTGAACCTTCTGGTACTCGGGTCCCTGGCGGCGCTTTACTTCGTGCCACCACGAGGATTCTCGCTTCGTATCAAGCACGAGAAGGTCCGCGATTCCAGCAGTCTGCTGGGCCTTCTGAGCTTGGCTGAACTTGATGACGATGAGCCCCACCTGTTCGTATAGCTTGATGATGAGGCGCTCTTCAATCTTCTCCAGCGGCGGCGGTCGCTTTTTAATCAGCACCCTCCTCAAATTCCCTGGCATCCACTTCCTTGGCCCTGAGTGTTGAGTAGTCCCACATAAGCGGGATCTCGGCGCGAGCCCCGTGTCGGTTTTTTGCAGCCAGAAGTTTAATCAGGGCGCCGCTCTCCCCGATCTCTTTGTACGTGGTGTGATCGAGCAGCAGCACTTGGTTCGAGTCGTTCTCCAGGGCGCTGCCACCCATGAGTCCCTGGACGATCGGGCGTGTGTCGGAGCCTGATGCTCCCCGGTTGAATTGGCTGACGCCTACGGATATCACGTTGAGGTCAACAGTCTCGCCACGAATGGCGTGCGAGACTTCCGTGATTCGATCGTGAATGTTCTGCGCGTTGCCCGCCCAGGCAAGCTGGAGGTAGTCGGTGATGAAGTACCTGCAGCCGTCGTACTCGTGAAGATACCGCATGGCTGCGACAATATCGGAGAGCTTTGAGATCGGCTTCTGGTTCACGAGCAGCACCCCTCCGTTGCGCTCGTGGTTCTCTTCGATCAGGGACTTGGCCGTGAAGGCAGTCTCTTTGTCGTAGGTGTGGCCCCACTCCAGGCGTCGGATGTTGGCACCGGAGAAGATCGACATATAGCGGGTCATCGCTTGGTGCTTCCCCATCTCCAGGGAGATGAACGCAACCTTCTCCCCTTCCTTGACGGCGTGGGCCGCGATGTTGAGGGCGAGCAAGCTCTTGCCCAGGCCGGTGTTCCCGCCCAGGAGTACGTGCCACCCACGGGCGAGGCCCTTGCCCCCGCCTTCGTCCCTGCAGATAGCGTTCCAGGATGGGTACGGCGTGGGAACTACATCGAGAGGGGCGAGCTTCGCTTGTTCGAGTAGGTTGAGTTCGTAGCCCAGGATCTCGACGAACTCCGGGGCCTCATCTGCAGCCTGTTGCTGTAGTTCGAGAGCTTGCTGCTGTTCCATGTCCGACTCCAGGCGGCGGATCGCCACCTGCTTGTCGATCATTTCGGTTACAGATTCTTCAACCGATCCTCCACTGACTCCATCGTCGGGCTGGGGTCCGTCGTCGGGGCCTCTGGTGTCTTCGCGTCCCTCTCCGCTTGGTCCCTCTTCGCTAGTTCCTGGAGGTTCTTCATCGGTGGCTCCCACTTCCCGTCCTTCCGCTTTCGCGTGCCGTTGGTTTGCTTGCCGTCGTAGTCCTTCCATCGGTGGTTGGTCCCGAAGAACACCTTCCCCTGCATCGTGAACTTCGCGTCCTCACCCTTGCGTTCTTCCTTGTAGGCGATCACGGCTGAGTAGAGCGTGCGGAAGTCCACGCCTTCCTTGCGTCTGGCCCTGTAGCACGCGATCGCTTCGAGCGGGTTCACCCGCTTCGGGTACGCATCCCAGCACAGGTCGAACTCCACGGCCATTTGCACATCGAAGTTCTCGGCGGTCAGGCACGAGGCTGCGGTGGCCTTCACATCCGTGGCTGGAATAGGGTGAGCACAACCCAGGCAACGAACCCCAGGATCACCATCGAAACCACCACCCCCAGGAGGGCTACTTTCCAGAGCTTCACGCCTCTTCTCCTATGATCTCAGTGCGCCTCTCGTCTGCGAGGTTCTCGTTCAGGCGCTCCATGTCGGCCCGTGCCCTCTCGGCCATGTCAGCGGCAACGTCGGCCTCTGTGTCCCCATCGACGGTGCTCCCGGCGAAGCCGGTGTCGCCCCTGTTGTCCATCTCGATGGCGAGGGCAAGCTGGGGAGAGAGATCGAGCCACTTGAGGACCCGCTTCAGGATAGTTTTTTTGCCCATCGCTGCGTAGTCGGTATCCCAAGGGCCACTGTTCCCCGCCCTTGAGCGAGCGCGGATCTTGTCCACGTCACCCTTGGGCGCGTACTCGTGGACGGTCACGCCGCCCTTCAGTGTGGCGACGGCGTAGAAGCCTGTGATATCCCCGTCCATGCGTGCCTCTCCACCCAGCAGCGGGACGTGCTCGATGGACTCTTGAGTCCCCTGGATGATGTGGATCAGGTCACCGTCGTAGACCTCACGAGCCACCAGCTTGATGCAGTCGTCATTTTGCAGGGCGAGCTTAATCAGGCCACGGTAATCAGGGATCATCTGGCACCGCTTCCCGTAGGGTACGAGATGGGCTCCACCGATCGGGCTGTTGATCTCCAGCCCTAGCTGGCTGGCTGTGACGATCGCTTCGATCACGCTCACCGGGTCACACTTCAGCAGCGCCGGGTTCCGGTGGACTGCGAACTTCGCCAGCCGCACCACGCGCTTCGGGTCCAAGCCTTCGGGCAGCACGTCAGCGATACGGGTTTCCGACTGCTCAATGAGAGCCGGTAGATTTGGTTTGTCGGTCATGTCTTGTAGTCCTCCGTTGATCCAGGTAATGGCTCAGGTTCTATCTCGGGCTCTTCGATCTCGGGGGCACGGTAGTCGCTGGGCACCGCGAGTTCGTAGTCGTGAGCCCCACACGTCGGGCACCACCCGCCCTTGTATAGCTCTTTGATCGGGTAATACTTCGTGCGGCACCGAACGCAGAGCCGCAGTTCATCGTCCGGAAACATCGGGATCTGGTCACCCTTCTTTGGCATCGTACATCCTGAACGTGCTGAAGGGATCACCCCGCTTCTGGAACTTAGTCAGGTCCAGGCGAGCTTCCTCGAAGAGAACCTCGATAACGTCCAGGTCAAGGCCAGCTTGCTCCAGCAGGGTAGCCATCGCGATCGGGTCCAAGGGTTGGATGGCCCCAAGCTCACGCTGCAGGAAAGACTTACGCCCCTGCTGCTCCCGGTAGTACACGCGCGCCCCGGCTCCCTCGTAAACGCCGTGCTGGAAGTCGGCCAGCAGTTTCAACTGCTCTTTGGCGTAGTCCTCGTGCTCTTTCCCCAGCTTGAGCATCCGCTTCGCTTCTCGATACAAATCTACAGCCCCTTCCCAGGCCGGGTCGTCGATCGTGACGACCTCTTCGTCCTCCAGCTTGGGCGCATCCGTCCAGTCTACAGGCTCAGGCAGCGGGGGAATCCCACGCTCCACGTTGTCCTTCCAGAATCTCTCCAGAACGTAGGCCACCTGCTCGAATAGCTCGGGCTCGAACGATACCTCGAACGTGATGAAGTCCCACGGATCGGGGCACAGCACGCCGAAGGCTCCCCAATTCAGGCCGCACAGCCCCATGTAATGCTGCAACTGCAGCAGGTACGTCTGAGGCAGACCCTCCGCTTGCATCTGCTTGAACACGTACTGGTTCGCAGTCTTGAGTTCGAGCACGCCGTACCCGTCCGTCACGTTCTTGTACGGGGGCTTCGTCTGCGACACGATCAGCCGATCCGGATGGCCCTGCAGCCAGGGATATTTCTTGTGCCTTCGGAACTTCCCAGGCTTGAGCTTCCGCCCGCTCTCGTCCATGTACTTGCGGGACACGACGGCCTCCATCATGCGCCCCCGCTCCATCGCGGGGTTGTCGATATCCCCCAAGTCCTGCGTCTTCTCCATGTAAACGTCGAGCGAATCCCGGTAGCGATCCACGCCCAGGATGGGGCCTACGTCTGACCCACCGATGCCCTTCCGTCTGCGCTTGAGGAACGCTTCGCGTTCGATCTGTTCTTCTGATCTCATTTGTAGGGTAGGTTCTCGTAAAGGTGTTGGACTCTCCGGTGGAGGTAGTCCAGTTCGTTGAGCATCCATGCGGATACGGAGTGCCCGTCCACGTCGATCCTGCGCCCGTTCCGCTCGTGATTGAAGGCGCCAGCCTGGATGCGTTGGTGTACCCACTGGCGGCTGTGGCCTGTGCGCTTGGCGACCTCGTTCACGCTCATCCAGTCGTCCGGATGGATCACGTCCTGGGCTCGGTGGTGAAGCCCAGCATATGGCCCTGCTGTCGGTAAATCTCGACGCGGATCGCCTTCACCCTGGCCTGACTCTGGATGACGCCGTTCCATTGCTTCGTGCGGCACCCCTCGCACGTCACGAGGGCGTTGTCGAGCACGCTCCCCTCTACCTCGCGCGTCCTGTCGCTGCTTCCCCCGCAATGCAGGTCGTAGTCCAGATGTGGGTAGACCTGCCTTCCCTTCGGGTACACGGGCACGATGGTGGCCCGATGAACGACCACGCCACCCGGTCGCTTCAGCAGGACCCATCGCCCCATCTCGGCGTTGATTTTCCGGAGCTTCACGGGGTCAGGTTCCATCAGTTGAACGGCGAGTCGTTGCTGATCCCCATCAGCACCCGCTCGCACTTGACGCAGATGAAAGCCACGTCGGCCTTCGGCCCTTCTACAGCCTCAACCCTGGATCGCAGCGCCTTCATCACGTCGGTCACGTCCATCCCGTTGCCGCACTCGGCGCACTTCCCTCGCTCGGTCATGCTACGTCCTCGTGATGCCAGACCACTTCCCATCCGAAGGATTGCCACCGTTGACGGTGAGCACTCCAGTAGTTTGCAGCCTGTTGGTCCTCAACCCACCGGCAAAGCCGGATCGGATCGAGCATAACTCCCTCCGCTGGGTCGAACGTCCGTTCGATTTTGTGCGAGTCCTCTTCGGAGAAGGGATGCGAATTGTCGTAGCGCATCATGTCGATCGGGAACTCCCCCGCGCCCTTCACGGTGTACTGCACTTGGATCATCATGCTTTCCTCCACGCCTCTGGGTCCACGCTGTTGTCCTGCCAGTCTTCGTCCTCGTCGTCCTGCATCGCCTCCATGAACGCAGCCTTGGCCCTATCCAGGGCCTTCTTGATCTTGTCGGTGCCCCCCTTGGACTGGAGATCCTTGCAGGTATCGCAGTTCTCTATGTGTAGCTCGTGCCTCCGCTCCAGCAGGGCGTTGGCGATACCCGTAGCCACGGATTCCAGCGCGGCGATATCGGAGACAGCTTGCTTCGCCTCGTCCTCAGTCTCAATGCCCTCGACGTATGCCTTGAAGTCAGCGAACTCGTTGTCGTCGGCCACGCTGTCCATGTACTTCTGCATGATGTGGAACCCGTCGAGGGGCACGGCCAAGTACGCCTTCCCGTCCGCCAACATCTCTTGCAGGTGGCCGGGTATCCGTTCCAGAAAATCCTCGTAGGGTTCCTTGTCCTTATCCCAAACAGGATTGAAGTCGCTCACAATTTTACTCTCCTATGTCCAGATCCATTTTCAAATTATGTCCGGAAACTTTGCCTGTCAAGTAGCTCGTAAAGCTGTCCGGATTAGTTCATGGAACTACAGCCGGGGTGTGCCTCTCCCCCGCCACCATCGGGCCACGTCTTGGGCGTCGATCCCAAGCACCCCAACGGCCAGGATTCCAGCCACGCCCAGCACCGCCACGCCCAGAAAGATCCACTCCCACATCACGTACCTCCTATGCCCTCGTGGGCAAGCTCGGGGAACACGCTGCCTCCCTGCTCTTCGATCTTCTCGTCGGTCGTTTCCCAGAGGCGAGCCACCGTATCGTCGAAGCTCGTCCCGTATGCGATCAGCCGCTTCACCAGCGGCAAGGGAATGGCGCTCGCTCCTGTCTCGTACCTACGCCATTGCCTCTCGTTGACACCGTACCAGTCTGCAGCCCGAACCTGACTCCACCCCTGCTTACGCTGGTTGTTCTTGTAGGCGTAGTCCCCTGGTTGCTGGGCTCGCCAACGCACTAAGTCGTTGGGAGTCATGTCTTTATGTGGTCGTACCTTTGCCTCGTTAATCATCGACACCCTCCAGTATCATCGGGAAAGTCAGCACTATCCCACCCTCACCATCCCCACCAGAAGCGAACATGGCCCTCGTGTGGGGGTCCTGCGGTACGCGGGTCATCCAAGACGGGAGCGGGCGCTGCCTCGCCTTGTCGAACTCGTACTTGTCGGGGCTCTCGTCATCGACGTGCGGGTCCAGGAATCCCAGGTTGATCCCCACGCCCAGAGGCATGACGAACAGGTGGTACTGGTTCGACGTGTCCACCACGCGGAACATCCCAGGATACAACTCCAGTGCCTCACGATCCGGACCACACAACTCGTTCTTGATCCGAAGGATCTCGCGCCAGTCATGGATGTGCTCTTTCTTCACGCGCTTGATCGACAGGTACGTGATCCCATTGGGGAACTCGTTCTGCCTCACTTGATAGCGGCTGTTGAGCCACACCCTCTCGCCCGGTTCGGTTATACCGAACAGTTCGATCTCTTCAAACTCTGTCCACTCAATCATTCGACACTTCCTCCGACGTAAACGCAGGGACGTGAGCAAGTACCTCCTGCTCACCCCTGTCATCCGAATAAAACCACACGCGCCTAGCCTCTACCGTGGCCGTCAGCACGTATGCCTTCGCGTCCCCATACGTGAGCCTCAGAGCGAACCACTTCGCCTTCTCGTAAGAGAGAGTCCAGCTAATCCCGTCACGCTCAGGGCTCTCCACGCCACGGTAAATCGTGAGCACGTCACCGCACCCCTCTGGCAGCTTGACTTCGGGGCGGTCACCCCGATCCGACTGCCATAGCTCGTACCATTCATCGAGATTCTGCCACGCATTTTCGGTGTCCACCCACGCACTCGCGAGCAGATCCCAATACTCGGCATCGTCGTCCACGTAGGGCTCCATTTCGAGAAGAGCTTGCAGCCTGTAGGGCCTCTCGTGTAGCCACATATACGTGGCCCACTCGTTGTTATCCCACGCCTTCTCGCACGCCCTCCGCTTCATGTCTAGGCGCTGGTTCAGCATCCCGTTCTCGCCCATGTAGGGCACGCTGAACACCAGCGGGTGCTTGAGGCACTGGCCGAACGGCTCGCCCATGTCCTGCAGGTACGGGACAAGCTCCCGGTCCAGCGTTTCATCCATGCCGAAAAGATCCCTGAGATTCTCGATCTTTTTCACGGCCTCTCCCCCGTCCATCACCTGATCTCCGGTAGCGCCGCGAGATTTGCAGCCGCAAGTTCGGTCAGCGCATTTTCCACTGAGTTCCTCGCGTCCACCTCAGTGTATGCGTCAGGCAGGATCACCTGCGGGGCCTCCAGCACTCCCGATTCGATCGCCGCTGGAATCACTCTGTCCACCCTGCAGTTATGCCCCAGCCCAGCCGGTATCCGGAACGGGCTCGCCACGTAGGCAGCGAACAGGTACGTCCGGAACGTGGCGCCCAGGCAGATAATACTCGCGACCGCATCCGGCCTCAGATATTCCCCAGCCTGTTTCACTCTGCAGCACAGGGCAATGTGCATATCCTCGCTGTGTATGTCGTTCGCGCAGATGGCCGTGAGGCTGGTCTGGTAGCCAGCGTTCTCCAACACCCTGCAAAGGGCCAGCGCCGAAGCACCGGACCAGAAAAGCTGGTCGTGATTGAGGTCGCAATTTCCACCCCAGCCTACGGCTATGTTGATGATCGGAGTAGCCACGGCGTACTGCCTCGTGCTCGTCCGCCACGCAGTCTCTAGGTGCCCGTCCAACAGGCGCTCTTTGTCGAACTCGTCGCCGTCGTCGCCCCACTTGATCTTGCGCCGGATACCCTTCGGCTGGGCCACGTTGTCCAGTAGCCCATCGGCCAGCGCCATTGCCTTCTCGGCACCCTTCGCCCAGCCCTTGAGGTGTATCTTTTCGAGCGCCTCCAGGCTCTTGATTTTGCCCAGGTAGAACGACTTCGGCGGCATATTGTCCCCGGTGCCAGCCCAATGTCCGTCAAGCTGGGCTCTCGCCGCCTCGTTGAAATCGGGCGTCTCTATGTCCATGAGATCGGGGATCTCGTGAACGTCCATGCCCACGACCCAGGTGCGTTTCTCCGCACCGTGGGCCATCTCTGTCCTGTGTGTCACGATGTTCATGCTGCCACCCCCGCCTTGTTCTTCTCGTCCACGGTCCAGCCTCTCGTGTGGGCGTCGAGCACCTTCGCCATGTCATCCCCATCGGCCAGGGCTATGCACATTTTCTCCAGCCCTCTGGTGCTCCAGATCCTACGGATGTTCATTTCGTCGAGCTTCTTACGAACGCCCCAGAATCTCTTGAGCACCGGCATCGCGGCCTCTTTACCCAGGTACGCCTTCGCGATCTCGCCTTCGATCCTCGCATCGTAGCCAAGTTCGATCGTAGATCCGATGAACCTGTTGAGGAAAGCTGCGTCCAACCTGTTGCGTCCCACGTACTCCATGTTCGGACCTGTGCCCCACGTATTGGCGGCGACGATCACATGGAAATCCTTGTGGCGAACCGCATACGGGTTCTTCACGCGGTTCGGAATCGCTAGGTGCGGGCTGCTCAAGCACTCGTTGATTATCAGCAGCACGTTGGGATTTGCAGCGTCAATCTCGTCCAGCAGGAACACTCCACCGTTCTCGTAGAAGTCCACAAAGCTGCTCTGCAGATACAGGAACTCTTCGGCCAGCGGCACGCCTCTCCCAAGCACCATGCCCTCGCTCATGCCCTCGGAGCACGACTGGAATCCGAACCGAAGGTCGAACGCTTCGGCCAAGTGCTGGGCCAGGAAGCCTTTTCCGCTTCCAGCGGGACCCACGAGGAACAGGTTCAGCCCACGCTTGAGCCCTGTAAGGCACTCGTCGAAAGCCTTGTGCGGCGTCCCCTTGATCTCGATGACCTTATCGTCGTAGACGATCTCGATGCGCTTCGGAGCGGCCAGCATCTCGCCCACCTGCTCTGCGATATCGGCCACGTTGATCTTCGCCTCATGGGCGGCGATCATGGACTTCATTTTCTGTTCCAAACCCTGCAGAGCCTTACGGCTCACGCCACCTTCACCGCCACCCTTCGCGATCAGAGCCTTGAGGCTCAGGTGGCTGGCCGTCATTTGGCCGTACAACTCCGTTGAAAGCTGGTGAATGTGGTAGTCCACAACGCCACGAGTCCAATCGTCCACGTCCGCCAGCGACTTCGACAGCACGGTCACGATCTCGCGGTGGGCGGCAACCTGGATTTTCAGGTCAGCCTCTTCTCCCTGGTAGGGAGCTTCACCGTCCGTCCGAAGTAGCTGCAAATTCGGCACCGTTTCGGGTCCGTCTTCCGGCTTCGGAAGGTCGCCAGACTCGGGCGGGGCGCAGCAACCTTCGGTCGAGCCCTTGGGCTGCTGGCACTTGGGGCACGTAGGCATCTTCGGCGTATCGTCTTCGTCCTGACTCTCACCGTCACCGTCGCCTTCGGCGCCTTCGCCGTCACCGTCCTGCTGATCGTCCTGCTGATCGTCGTTCTCGGCTTCGCCGTCATTCTCTCCCTCGCCGTCACCGTCACCTTCGCCGTCACCGTCACCCTGGCCGTCACCCTGGCCGTTCTCGTGGCCGTTGGTGCCCTCGTCGTTACGGCGCTCGTCCTCGCCTTCCTCGAACGCCTTACCACGCGGCTTGGCGATCTTCTCGGACCCCGGAACGGGGCGGTACTGGTTCACGTTGTCGTCGTCGTACATCGGCCCAAGCTCGGCCTTCATCGCGTCACGCCCCTGCTTCATGGCGTCCTCTGGCGACGTGGCTTTGATGTTCTGCTCCCGAAAGATTCTCTTTCGAGACTGCTCGGCCTTCACGTACTTGTTGGTGTAGGTGAAGCTGTCCATACTCTCGGCTTCGCCGGACTCCATTTCCTCGCCCGCTGGGCGCCGATGCTGGTTACTGTCCTGGTACGCTTGCCATGCGCTGATCTGGCGATCGTACTCGGCTTGACCCAGCACGGAAGGTCCGTACTTCGGCCAAGCTGCATAGGGTACGTTCATTTCGGTTGCTCCTGTTTCGGGTTTGCGATTTTTGCTGCTGATCCAAGTTACAACGGTAATTCTGTCCTGTCAAGTCCGACGTGCAAATCCACATTTTTCCCGAAGGGAATTTACGCACGCCTCCCCGTCTTCGGGGGTGACGAGTAGGCGCCGATGGCTGTGAGGTACGTGTCCCACGCCTCACCTGTGCCCTCGTGATACACGCCCCACGCGGCTTGAACCTGCTGCTTCGTAGCGCCTTCGGCGTTTGTCGCTTCGATCCAGTCTTCGTGCTGAACTCTCGTTGCAGCCTGAAACTTGATCCACGCCTCGTCCTTCGGACGATTCGCCTTTCTGATCTCGGCGTTTCGCTTCGCCTGTGCCTCGGTGACCTGTGCCACCTGTGTCACGTCCGCCATTTTTCTCTCCTGTGTGAGTGTGCTGGGGCTTGGAACCCAGCTTGCGGTTTACAGCCCCGAAGGGCTGTCCTCACCTGAAATCGAACGTGTAAATCGCTTCCCGTAGGTCTTCGACCTTTTCCAATTCCAGCTTGCCGTTGACCACCTTCCGCGCCGCCGACAACAACGCGCCGAAGTGCTCAAGCTGCTCGACTCCCATCCTGCTGCCGAAGTCCACGGTTAGGCCAACGGCCTCTTTTGCCGCCTTGAGCCTCTCCTGTGCCTTCTCCCTCTCGGCTTGCTGTTCCTCGTTCGCCTGAGCCTTGGCCGCTATGCGGGCTTTCTCTGCCGCCCACGTACTCACGATATGGCTGCTCGGAACAACCCGCTCTTGCCGCACTCCGCCATCGGCGTTCAGGAAGGCCACACGCACGCCGTCCGCCTTGTCCATCGGGTAGCCGTAGCGATCGTCCCGGTGGAGCTTCGTTTCGAGAACCTTGACCCTCACGGCGGTGGCGTAGTACACCTTGCCTCTCCGGTGTGCATACTCACGGCCCACCCTCATTTCGGCTTGTTTCATATCCTCCACCTTCGGTGTGTGATGCTAGGGCTTGGGACCTAGCTTGCGGTTTACAGCCCCAAAGGGGCTGCCCTCACCTACTCGGGCTCACCAACCAAAATCTCGATGTTGTCGATCCCCACAGCGCACATAGAAACCGCGTCCTGTGGCGTAGCTGGGCACCTGCTCGCCACCATCGCTATCGCAGCGGCGTGACTCGGGGCCTCAACCTGCTCAACCCGTAGCCGGGCCTTCTGACCCTCACCGTCCACCGTTGACGAGTAGGCGAAAACTACTGTGTAGTTCATCATGCGTAGTCCTCTCCCGAAGCCACGATAGTGGCGTCCTCGTCGTTCAGCGGCTTCCCCATCTCGGTCGCAAGTCTCCGGAACTCCATCGCGGTGACTTCGAGCATGGGTAGGCTACGCATGGCGCTCGCCAATTCCTCGGTCGTGACCGACATAAAACGGCTATTGCCGTTGCCGTCCACGGGTGCTGAAATTTCGATTCTCATTGGCTCCTAGTCTCTCCCGAATCCAAGAGGAAGTTCGACGCCTTCGGCGTCTTCGCAGAGGCTACGAGCCTCGTCTATCGCTTCCGTGATATTGCTGCCGATGTACTCAAGTTCGAGATCGACTACGGCCTCCAGCTTTTCAGCCATTGGGCTGTTTTCCAGATTCTCTGGAAGGTCGGCGTGCCACTGTTCGTATTCCTCGCGGATAGCGGCCAACTCGTCGCCATAGTGCTCGACGTTCTGCGTGTCGATGGCGTCTAGCGCCTGTCTGAGATTTGCAGCCGCTTCGGCCCATCGCTGGGGTCTGCTTTTCGCCATTTCTCTCCCTCCTGTGTGATTCCATCGCGTCAGGGCTTGGGACCTGACTTGCGGTTTAACGCCCCTTTCGGGGCGTCCCTCACCAGTGTCTAGTGCTCTGACGGCAGATAGAGGGTGTAACCCTCTCCGTTCTGCCCTGCCCAAATGTCGATCTCGTCCAGCGGAAAATCGGTGTAACCGATCTCCTGCGTGACCAGCACAGGCTCGCCAGAATCACGGCGCACCGTGAGAACGGCTTCGCCGTTTTCGACCTTCAGGTTCCAGAACATCATGTATCCGGTCATCTCCCGAAGGGACTTGTTCGTCACGATATGCGAGGCTATCGCATCGAAAAGCCAGTAAGCCCCGGCTTTCTCTGCGAGAAACAACGCGCCTTCGGACATCACGATCCCAGGAAAAAGCGGACCCATTCCGGTGAAAGTCTCCGACCCGTAGTAGTGGGCCAAACCAGACTCCAATTCTGCTACAGCTTTGCTGTCCATTAAAACCTCCGGTTTGCGTTAGTGCTGCTTTCCTGCCTCCAATCTACAGCGGCAATTTTGCCCTGTCAACCCTGCTCTTACCAAGAGCCCCGCGCCGCTATGCGTCGTCCGGTCGTGTGTCGTCCATCCGCATCTGCGCTATGTTCAGCGCGGTCTGTGGGTAGGCGTACATGATCTCCGATAACTCCTTCCAGAATCGGTACTCGTCCCTCGCCGCCGAAGGCGGATCTGCCGGAAACCACGGCCTTCTCGCGCTCTCGGCTAGATCATCCCACGTCCGCCACGACTGCTCGAACTCGCCGCCTTCGATATCCACGAAGTCGATGACCAGCCCTTCAGGGCTGATTTTGATGTTGATTTCCCCGTCTTCGACGGGGACCGAAACTCGCCATTCCTGAGTCTCGGGATGCGATACGAAAATCATGGTCAACCCTCCGGGTTGTTGCGATACTGGAAGTGAAGGAAAATCACCCATAGGGTGAGGATCAGAATCTCTTTCATGCTGTCCTCCGTTGCGTGAGTGCTGCTTGCCTCTCTCGTACATGGGAGAGCGAGGGTTTGACCCCCCGCGCCCCTTAGAGCGCGTCCTGAGCCTTCGGCTCCCTAGCTGTTCTGGATCTCCAGAGCCTCTTTCTCCAGCGTCCCCATCAGCTTGAAAAGCTGATCCAGGCGCCCCTTCCAAACACCGCGAGCGAAATCGTAAGCGCCGTCCTCTTGCGGGTAGAAGTCTCTCGCATGAGGACACGCCATTTGCAGCGCCGAAATCGCTACCCTGAGCGGCGCCACCACATCCAGCCTAAGCTGGACAAGCTGCTCTCGGCTCGTGCCGTTGCTGTGTACCGTAGGTAAAATCATCTTGATTCTCTCCCGACCTTACAGGTCGATATGGGTTCTGTGATCGACCCTAGAGGGGTCGATGGCGTCAATCGTCGCCGGGTAAAACCCGGTGTGGCACTCGACTATCCCGCTGTGGTTCATGCGATAGTCGCAATTCTCTTCCAGCCCTATGGGCTGAGTCGCACAGCCCAGAAAAACCAGGCTGCAAATCAGCAGTTTTTTCATCCTTCCAACCTCCGGTTGGCGTGATACTCTGCCTCCATCTTTTCAGCCTTCAGGCTGTTTGCCTCTCGTGTCCCTTTGGGATCACATATGCGGCAGTAAAAGCGAAGCGCCGTCGTGTCGATGGGCCATCCACAGCCCTGGCATCCTCTCGATTCCATCGTTTCAACCTCCGGTTGAGTGTGTGATTCTCTCTCGTAAATGGGAGCCTCGCGGTTTGACCCGCGAAGCCCCTTTGGGGCTAGATGGAGAACAGGAACTCTTCGGCTCCGAAAACTTCGTTTTCCCCACAGCCCTCGCACTCGTAGTTCTGAGCGTCAGGCTCGCATCCATCGGCGTCTTCACCGCACGCACGGCAAAAGCCGGGATTTCCAAGGCCAAACATCGACTCTTTCACGGCCTCTTCCACGCGCTCCAGAGTGATACTCTCGTGAGTCTTCGACATTGCGTTTTCTCCTGCGTAAGTGACCCCTAACGGGGTCGGTTTAACAGCCTCAACCTCTCGTAGTGCATGAGGTAGCGCGGGTTTGATCCCGCGCCACCTAGACCGCCTAGATTCCGTGAGCCTCGAAAAGCTCTGCTTCGGCTCTGATTTCCTCGCGCTTGCGAGATTCCTGCTCCAGCATGGTCATCCACGCGCTTTCTTCCTGCGTCACGATCCTGGCCGTGAGCCCCTTGACCGCAGCTTCGATGAGCCTCGTGCGTGCGGCCTCCAGCATCTCAGCCGTCGAATGGGCCAGTGCATCTTCGATGCAGTCGAGCGCAAATTCTCTCCCCTCCGCGCACAGTGCAGAGTTCTCCGATCTCACGATTGCCTCGTGAACTGCTACGCAGATCGGGTGATCCTCGGTGTGTGTCAGCATCTCGTTTTCTCTCCCCAGCCCATAGGGCTGTTTTGCGTGAAACTGCGTCGTACATGGAGGCTCGCGGCTTTGACACCGCGAGCCCCTGAAGCCCCTTTGGGGCTGTTAACCCATCACGATAGCGACTTCGCCACCAAGCCCTTTGTGGTCCCTTTCCGCGAGGTATTCTTGCTCGCTCGCCCAGATTTCATACGCCTCATCCACGCTGAAAAGCTGCTGCTCAACACCGTCGATCCAGATCGTTTCACGATCATCACGCGGAGTTTGAAGCGTAGCTTCAAGAGCCTTCTCTGCCGCGATCTCCACTAGGAGATCGTCGTTCAGGCGTGGATAAACCGTGCGCTGCACGAGGTTGTAGCTGTCGGTCCACTCTGTTCCACAGGAACAGCAAGCGTACTCGACGTAGCCTCTCTCGCCGTCTCCTCCGGAGAACTCTGTGTGTTGGTGCTCGCCTCTCTCGCCGCACTCGGGGCAATCACCGCACATGGCCGCGATTTCCATCGTGGGCGTCCAAGTGTGCTCGGCCACCGTTTGCTCGTAAACTCCACTCATTTCGATTCTCTCCCAGCCCAAAGGGCTGTGTTTGCGTTTTTCTGCTGTCCTGCTGCCCCTTCGGGGCAATGGGCTGGAAGGCTTCGACACCCTCCAGCCCTTCGGGCTGTTTTTACAGCCTCAAATCGTCGATCGCTTCGGCTTCAGCTTCGCTGTCCTGCTGGCGGATTCTCTCTCGCACGCTGATCTCCTGCCTCACGCTGCGTAGATAAACCGCCTGCTGCTGCATGAGATCGGCCATTTCGTCGAGGTAGTCCAGAGCAAGCTCTGGGTCCTCGCGAGAAACGCTTTTGGCTCTCGTTTCTGCCTCGTGCGTGATGTTTTCCACGAGCACAGCGAGCGAGCCTTCGATTCGACCAGCCATTTTCTCTCCCTCACCCCTTCGGGGTGGCTTGTGTGATCTCTCCTGCGTGAACTTCGTCGTGCATGGGGGCGAGGCTGTTTGACCAGCCCCACCCCGTAGGGGTTACGCCGTCGCTACGAAAGCGATGAACAGCGGCATAAATGCGATAGCATTTACCGCGATGAAGAA